AGCATTGGGAGTAGAACTTGGAACGCAAACTCATAACTCTCAAAGTCTGCATATCTACGAGTGGAACAAGATTGCTAAAACGATGAGCGACTTGTATGCCGAGAAAAGAGGAGGTGGAAACGTTATCGGGAATATGTATGAGGATTGCGAAGCCCAAGAACGTAGAATGGATTTCAACTTCAGCCACGAAGTAGCGGTCAACCGTTTCCGTGAGATTGAATACAACCTTCAAATCATTATTGATAACCTTATCCGAGTATCGGAGGGAGAAGAGCCGATTGAGGCTGAAATCCAGCAGTTAGCAGACTTTTCTACTTATCTGTATAACTCTTACCGACTTCTGAAGATATATTTGGAATACAAGCTGAAAATGACCGTTCTCAAAACTTCTGACGAGAAAGATGTAGCACGTCATACCGCTATTTCTGAAATTGAGGTTTTAGAAGCTCATATGGAGGATGACGGAGGAACAGGAGCCATGGGACATAATTGGGATATTTCAATGCTTGCTAAGAACTTCTTTGCCGCAAGGTTATCGAAGAAAGTAGAACATGAATATCTTGGTAAGCTATGACGGAAACATTATCAAAATGGTTAGAGGAAAACAAAATGGTAGTATCGGAGTCAGAACTGGATGGCTCCGATATTATTACCATAGAAGAGGTTGGAACATTTCTTTACCTTCAGCCGTTTGACGGCAAGATAATTGATGAAGATTTTGCCTTTATACTATCGGATGAAGAATTTGATATATTGGATGAGAAGAAGGTAAATTACATATTGTTTGAATTTGGAAGTAAATTCTATTATTCGGGCATCAAGAAAGATAAAAACCGATACAACGAATTGGTATTCAAACCAGAGTTCAATGACTTCAAATATCTTGGTAAAACGAGTGAACCGAAAGTCATGGACTTCGTTCATTTAGGAGTTCATTCAGAATATGAAATGATGAACGGTTCAGGCTCCTGCGATACGTGGGCGAAGAAAGCGAGTTTTATGGAATGTAAAGCAGTTGGTATTTGCGACAAGAATACTATGGCTGGAGTTCTTTCATTTCAGACAGCTTGCGAAAAGAAGAAAATCAAATCAATAATCGGAGAAACTGTCACCGTGGCAATCAATTACTCCGAAGAAAAACAAAACCAAGAAACCTTTGAATTAAAGTTCTTCATCTTGAACTACGATGGTTGGAAGAACTTACTGCTCATCAATAAGGCTATAAACGTAGATTACAATGGCTTCATTCCTGATACGCTTCTTTATACGCTGGGAAAAGGACTTTGCTGCGTAGTGCCGAAGGAGAGCGAATTGAACTATGTAAAGGACGACAAGAAAGCTGCTGTAAAACTTATAGCAAAATATAAGAAAGTATTTGACCAAGTGTTCTATCAGATAGATACGGTTGAATACGTTTCACAACAACTATTCCGAAAACATCTTGAGAACATAGACACGTATCTTTGTAACTATCGAAAGATGTTGAAACCTATCTTGATAAATGATTCATATTATCTTGATAAGGAGGAAAGCGAGTTGAAGTCAATTCTCAATAAAGTAAACAACAAGGCTACGCCAGAGTCAAATGACCAATACTTCAAGAGTGTAGCCGATACCATAAACGCCTACGAAGAATGGATTGAGAACGTAGAGCCGTTGTTTGAAGCAATTGTAACTGGTATAGAGAATGCTTCAAAGCTATCTGACTCCATAGACTTCCGTATAAATACAGGCGAGCGTAAATTGCCTCATTTTGAGGTTAAGGATGTTGAAGGAGCGTTTTTTGAGGAATTGGAGAAAGGTATCAACGAACGTCTTGGCCACCTGAAACCGAAAGAGATGAAGAAGTACATGAAGCAAATTGAAACCGAGTGTTCTGTAATAGTTCCGAACGGTTTGTGCGACTACTTCATGATACTTTGGGATATTATAAAATGGTGTCACGATAATGATATCAACGTAGGAACAGGACGCGGTTCAGTTTGCGGTAGTCTTGTTGCTTATTGTTTGCATATTACGGATGTTGACCCATTGAAATATGGATTGATGTTCGAGCGTTTCTTGAATGAAACACGTGTATCGGGAGAGCGTGCGAAGTCTGCTGACTCTATGCCTGATATTGACGTTGACTTCCCAACCGAGTTCCGTGATGCAGTTAAGGAGTATATCAAAAACAAATACGGATATGCTTACACTTGTAGTATCGGAACGTACACGAGAATGAAGCTCAAGACTTGTATCAAGGACTTCGGAAAGGTCAAAGGACTTTCGTTTGATATGACCAACAAACTTACGAAGGATATTGACGACCAGATTGAATACACTTGGGGAGACTTGATTGAATATGCTTCAAAATCAAAACTGCTTTTCAAATTCGTTCAGGAAAACCCAGAGCTGGTTCACTTGACTAAATATGCCTTACTCCAGCCGAAAGCGGAGAGCGTTCACCCTTCTGCTGTCGTTATAGTACCGAAGCATAGAGTTGATGGTAGCAATGCCGAGATTGACTTGTGGGAGTGGATGCCCGTCAAAAAGATTGATGGAGTGTTAGTATCGGAGTGGGAAGGTAAATATATTGACAAATCAGGCTTTTTGAAGGAGGATATTCTTGGACTGTCTCAACTTGATAAGTTTAAGAGTATCTTGACTTTGATAAAGAAAAACACGGGCAAGAGTATAGATGTAAACAAGATACCGTTGGATGATGAAGCGACATTCCGATACTTCAAGCGAGGGTGGAATGAGGATGTATTTCAGTTCGGTACAACTGGTTTGATGAACTATTGCCGACAAGTGAAACCTGATACACTTGAAAACCTCATAGCCATGACGGCTCTATTCCGACCTGGCCCAATGGAAATGAACGCCCATGGTGACTTCTCTGATATTAAGAACGGCAAGAAGAAACCTGTGTATGACTTCGGGATGGAAGAGATAACAGGAGAAACATATGGGTTGTACGTTTACCAAGAGCAGATAATGAAAGCTGTTGTAGTAGGAGGATTGACCGAAGTTGAATCAGATGTTCTCCGTACTACTATCAAAAAGAAGGATGTGAAAACACTATCTTCATACGGTGAGAAGTTTAAGACTGGATATGCTAAGTTGCTTGAGAAGAATGGTATTGAGAAGCCGAAGGAATATGCCGAACATGTTTGGGATAAACTTCTTGCCTTTTCAGGTTACGGTTTTAACAAGTCTCACGCTGCGGCTTATTCGATAATGTCGTATTGGAGTCAATGGTTCAAAGTGAACTATCCATTAGAGTTTTGGACAACGGCTCTTCAATTCTCCAAAGAGGGTGAAGTACCATACCGACTTGCCGAGTTGAAGAAAACAGGCGTTGAGGTTGAGATACGTCCACCTGATGTAAACTTTTCCGATATAAATTTCACGTGTGACCCGAAAGAACAACGTATCTTCTTCAGTTTGACGAAAATTAAAGGAGTAGGAGAGGTAGCAGTTCAGAATATCATGAATACAAGGCGTGAAGGTGGGCAATTCTATTCGTTAGAAGAGTTCCTGAGCCGAGTACCTTCAAAGGTTAATAAAACTGTTGTAAAATGCCTTATTATTGCTGGAGCATTTGACCTTCTTGAAGGTATTAAAAATCCAAGAGATAGAAAGAAGCTGTTGGAAAAGTATCTTGATATGAAGGGTGATACTTTATCGGAGGAGTATTCAACTCCAGATAGTAATTCAAATGCCTTTTGGATATTGGAACAAAAACGTCTTACTGGATTTGGCGAAGTCGATTATGAAAACATGATAAAGGATGCTATACCAAATAAGCGACTTGCTAACATATTCGTGAATGATGTAGAGTTCTTGGCTACGAAGGAGAAGAAAGAAGTTGCTATTGCTGGCAAACTTATCTATTATAAAGAGAAGGATATCAAGACTGGTACCATGTGTACTTTGAATATAGATTGCAACAATACGATTATCCCAGTACTAATGTGGCCAGATGCTTATGAGAAGATAGGAGAAAACATTGCCGATATAAAAGGTTGCGTTGTTGCTTTAAGCGGTACTGTTGAGAAAGATACTTGGAAGAACGAGAAGAAACTGTTCAGTAACAACAGAACAAAGTTATATGTATTGTCCGACCATAAAACTAAATCAACAAGGTTTGATGATTGGAAAAACGGTAAATCGTAAATTAAAATTGGTAAATTATGTTAGCAAAAATTTTCAACGGAGCTTACTTGAAACGGCTTGATAACATTAAGCAGTGGCAAGAAATGGACGTTTTCAAAGAGGAAAGCGTGAGTCAACATTCCTACAAAGTATCAATCTTTGGAAGGATATTACTTGAAGACATATTCGGGTTTGATAACGAAGATGCTAAAGTATTGGCGTTCAAACTTGATTGCGTAGATGCGTTTGCGTTCCACGATTGGGATGAAGCGTTGATACTCCGAGATATGTCTCACGAAACTAAGTACAACAATTATAACGGTACAGAAATCAGAACGGCTCTGAATAACTTATCAAGGCATAAAGCTATTGAGGAGTTCGGAGAAGATGATGGAAATAATTGCGGTAATTGGAGCGCAACGGCTCACATGGTAGTCGGTAACATCACACGCTCAGGGGATGACGTTAAAGTCTTTTGTAAACTGGCTGATTGGTTAGCTCTTGCCTTCTATATGAAGAGAGAGCGTGAGTTGGGTAACAAGAGCCTAAGTGCCCAGTGGGAACGTGGAAAGGAAGGTTTGGAACAGGCGGTTACGAATGTGATTGAAATGTTAAAGACAAAGTTTGAAGGATATTCTTTGAACTTGACAGAATTAAATAACTTAATCAAAAATGTGTATGGCGAACAGTAAAGGAAAGGAGATGACCAAAGAAAGCATAAATGCCATCTTCGATGGCATGAGCGAATTGCTGGTAAAGAAAAACCAAGATTACAAGGGAGCTTCTTTTGACCTTGGAATCAATGGCAATATGGTTCATTTATGGGACAAAGTTAGTAGATACCGTAACATGGTGGAGAACAAGATGCGTGGAGAACAACCAAACTTCGAGGGCATTGAAGATACGTTGAAAGACATTATCGGATATGCGGTGATTGGGCTTCATATCTTGAAAGCCGAAGAAAACGAAAAGGAATAAACCGATGGACAAGAAACTCATTACAATTGGTGGTAAAACTTACAAGTTGTTATTTGACAGCTTTGATGAGGACATGGATATTGACTCTTTGTTGAAGATTGATTATTCAAACCTTATCGGAGAACTTATCACCTTCCCAGTAATTGTAAACCGTTTTGGTCAATTACTTGCTGAAGCTGAATCTCAAGTCGCAGAAGCTAAACTCAACTTGGAAGTGTTTGAAGCTAAAACCAAAGAGAGATTGAGAAGTGAATTAGCAGCCGAAAATAACGGCAAAGCTCCTACTGTCGAAGCTCTCAATAATGCGGTTGTAGGCAACAAGGCTTACCAAGCGATGAGAAAGAAGTTCATTGAGGTTCAGAAAACAAGAGACTATATCAACTCAATCTTTTGGTCAGCCAAAGATAAGAGCGAGAAGCTGGACAAACTTTCTCTTACAGTTCAGCAAGGTGATATTGCTGATTCGGTTATCGAAGGGAGAGTGAACAACGTTTTAATAAAAAGAACGAAAAAATTGATTGATTAACAATAAATTGTAGATTACAAAAATGGCAAAGAAAAGTTCAAGTGGAGGTTTGCGTTCACAGTTGAAAGCAACTCCGATTAAAAAGCTGAAAAAGCGTGTCGATGAAGACAATGAAATGGTAGGAGTTGGTAGCAACGAGTATCTGAATTTGGAAGACGGCAAAACGTTGAAAATTCGTATATTCCCAGCTCACCCTGGTGTTGAAGACTTCTATATTCCAAAGAAGTGTTACTGGCTTACCGTTGCTGGTAGGGATGGAGACCCAAGACGTACTACGGTGCTTGACTCTAAGGTTCACGGAGGTACGAAGTGGGATTTGGTAGAGGAGTATGTGAAATTCGCCAAGAAGAAATGGGCGAAAGATGCGGACAAATTGGACGCTCTTACAGGCACTGGTCAGAACCAAAACAGCCTCAATCCTTCTTACACTTGGTTATGCTACGCTGCACAAGTTACGGCTGACGAAGAGTTGCGTGCTAAGTTGTGGGAGTTCAAGAAAATGGTTCGGGATGCGATGAACAAGCTGGCGTTCTCCGAAGATGAGGATGAAGCTATTGAAGTTGACCCGTTCACCGACCCAGATGAAGGTCTGCCTATCTTGGTTAAGTACATGAAAAACCCAAACAAGAAAAAGGGCGAAAACTACTATGAAGTATCATTCCCGAAGAAGGTATCAGCCAGACCGCTTACCGATGAGGAAATTGAGTATTTCATGACTCTGAAACCGCTTACCGAAGTACTGCCGAAATACGGTATGAGAGACTTTGAGAAAGCGTTGGAAGGATTGCAGAACTTCGATGAAGAACATGAAATGGAACTGTTCGAGGACGATGCTTGGCTGGAACACGTTGAGGAAATCAAAGCCCAGTATGATGGCGAAGAGGAGGAAGAAGATGACAAACCGTCCAAAAAGAAAACTTCCAAGAAAGTTACCAAAAAGGTAGTTGAGGAAGAAGATGAGGACGAGGGTGATGATGACTCCGATGACGAAGAAGAGGAGGAAGAAAAACCCAAGAAAAAGTCAGCGAAAGCTCCTGCTAAGAAAGCTACCAAGAAGGTAGAAGAAGAGGAGGAAGAAGATGACGAGGAGCCTGAGGAAGCAGACGATGAAGAAGAGGATGATTCAGATGAAGCTGAAGACGATGGCTTGGACGACATGGACAGAACTGAACTGAAAAAGTACATCAAGGAAAATGACTTGGAAGTATCGGTTAAGAAGTCTATGACGGATGATGACCTGCGTGAAGCTATCCGAGAAGCTATGGGTGGCGATGACTCTGAGGAAGAGGATGACGAAGAAGAGGAGGAAGCTCCAAAAAGCAAAGTTTCCCTGAAAGACATCAAGAAGAAACTTGCTGGTAAATAATTTCATCTACTTTCATATTGTTAACAACGAGATAAGCCAGCGGTTGAAATATATCGTTGGCTTATTTCATATAAAACAAAAAGTTTATGGCGAAAACAAAAAGCATTATTGATAAGATTGTCGACAAGTTCAACTCTGAGGATGTTATTAAGTTTTCCGATAAGGACGGATTCAAAGACGTGAAGAGCTGGGCACATACAGGCAGTCCTACGCTTGATTATAACCTTCGTACTTTCGGACTACCGACTGGTATCATAGAGATAGCAGGCAAGAGCCGTAGTGGTAAAACTACGTTGGGACTAATGGCGATGAAATACTTTCTTCAAGAAAATCCAGAGGATGGTATTGCTGTTATTCTTTCGAGCGAAAACCGAGATAACAAAGACTACGCATTACAGCTTGGCTTGCCTGTTCACAGAATAATTATCATCAAGGTGAAGTATGTTGAGGCGATGTTCATGCAGGTTAAGAAACTTGTTATGGATGCTGACGAGGTATTGAAAGCCGAGAAGATGAAGCCCAAGTTCTTCTTTCTTTGGGACAGTTTGGGAGCAACTCTGTCGAAGTCCGAGCTTGATACCATGGAAGAAAATACCAAGCGTTTGGAGAAGGAGCTTCAGAAAGGTTCAGAGGTTGAAGACATTGAGTTGAAGAACGAGAAGATGATGGCTTTTGCGAAAGAAGCTAAGAAGTTTGCGAAGTCTATCATGTCCGAAATGTACACCCATATAATGCACTTTGTAATGCTGAATCACCAGTACGAACAAAGCACTATGGGTATAACTACCCGAAAGAGTACAGGAGGGGAATGGGTTGAGCTTATGCCTACTATTCGTTTGTCGATGAAGTTAATCAAACATGAAAAGATTGACGATGTAGAGGTTGCTCAAATAACCGAAGTGAAGGTTGTGAAGAACGACTTTGGAAGCCGAAAGAAAACCGACATACGTATATTGCTTGGTTATGGTATTATCTTATCTCAGGAGGATATTGACTATGGTTGCGAGATGGGAATAATCAAGAAAGAAGGAGCAAAGAAAATGAGCTTTTTGAACGGAAAGCTGACGTGGAGTTCTCCGAGAGAGTTTTTCAAACATTACTACGACCATAACAAATTGTTGGTAGTTCTGCATAACAAAATCAAGAAGTCTATGCAGAACGATTTGGTTGATTTGAAGAAGTCTCTGGCTAACGGAATTGAGGAAGAGGAGGATGATTAACAGCGTTTATAAGGAAAATGGTAATTTATGAAAAGGTGTTTTAGTACATTAGAACTACATGCGGAGACTTTTGATAAAAAGTTCGTAGAAACTATGTATATAGCTTCCAAAGTAAAAGAGGGAGAAAAGTATGATTGCGTAATTTCTTATCCATTGAAGAAAAAGTGCGAATTCAAAGTAACAAGCAATCGCAATTTGTTAGTCATGGTTCTTCAAATTTGCAATAAATATAGACAAATTTACAAAGAGGAGAAAGAAACTATGAGCGGTAACGAAAAATTGGTTAAGAATTCATACAACCGAGATAATTCAAACGGTAAGTGGGGAATTTGGGGTCATATGTTAGGAGACTTAACCATTCACTCAATAACTTTGGATGATGTTAACAAGAAAATAGAGTTTCGAGTAAATTCATAATTGGCATATTAGTGAACCAGTTATAAGACGGTTAAACAAAGTATATGAGAGGAATTATTTACAAAACAACTTGTCTTATAACTGGTAAAATCTATATAGGTCAACATAAGATATTTAGTGAGAAAACTCTTGACCCTTGGTATTTAGGTAGTGGCCCAACTCTTTTGAGAGAAATAGAAAAATACGGCAAAGAAAATTTCAAACGAGAAATTTTGAAAGACTATATACCAAGTAGAAAATTGTTAAATGTTTGGGAATACATATTTACCAAGAAATATAAATCCACTGACCCGAAGATTGGATATAATATAGTTTGTGGTTCAACTAATGGAATGAATTGCGATACATATTTCACTTCTTTACCAGAAGTCCGAGAAAAGATAAGACAAAGCAAAATTGGAAATAAAAATCCAAGATATGGAGTGAAAGAAGATGAAGAAACGAGAAAGAAGAAATCATCTTCAATGTTGGGTAAAAATAAGGGCAAATTGTCTGATGAGCACAAGAAAAAACTTTCAATTGCTAAAAAAGGTAAGAAATTGTCGGAAATTCATAAACAACATATCAGAGAAGCTATGTTGACAATTCAAAGAGAATATTCTGAAGAAGGATTGAAAAAAATATCGGAAACTCATAGAGGCAAAAAGGTTAGCAATACAACAAAAGATAAATTGAGGAAGTCAAATTCAGGCAATCGTTTCATAAATAACGGAGTAATAACCAGAGTTATAAAACAAAATGAAATGTTACCGAAAGGATGGAATTATGGTAGATGTAAAAAAGAAAAATAAAAAAGCAATAGGTTTGCTTGTAAATGACATTCATTTAGACAAGGACAACGGTGAGTTGGTGAAAGACATTTTTCGTCAGCTCATCAGTCTTTGTCGGGAATATAACACAAACCGTATATTCTGCGGGGGGGATGTATTTACCAACCGTTCAGGTCAGCCGTTACAATGTCTGACTGATTGGAAAGAGATACTTGTTATGTTATCCGAAGAGGATATTGAATTACACGTCATTCCAGGCAATCATGATAAAACGGACAGCGATGATGAGAAAAGTTATTTGGATGTTTATAGTGAGCCTTGTGTGCATCTTTATCGTAACGGTGTACGCAGGTTTATTGGCGGGGTTGTTATGGCATTCATTCCGTACTTCAAGGATGATAAGTGGCTTGAAGAATATGAGAAGGTTTGGGGTCAAATAGAAGAAAATTTTCAAGACCGAGATATTGATGCTGATACTCCGTTGATTTTGATAACGCATTCAGGGTTTGACGGAGTAGTAAACAACGATGGTTCAAGAGTATCTTCCATTATCAAACCTTCGATGTTCGAGGATTGGACGAAGGTATTGATTGGGCATTATCATAACGCTTCTAAGTTAGCGAGTAATGTGATATACACTGGTTCGGCTTATCAGAATAATTACGGAGAGAATATCACCGACAAAGGCTTCACAGTCATATTCGATAACGGCTCAACTAAGTTCATTCCTTCTAAGTTCCCGAAGTATATCAAAGAAGTCATTGATGCTAATGATAAAGAGACTTTGATGAACTTGTTAGAAAAGTACGAAGGAGAAGAGTTTGACCATATTCGTTTCGTGTTTACTGGTAAGAAAGTAGATTGTCAAAAGATAAACATTGCCGAGATACAAGGAAAATACGGAATAGATTGTAAATTTGAGGCTACAGAAACGACAGATGCAATCGAAATATCTGAGTCAGACAGTGTTTTGTCGTATGATAAGAAAACTATTACAAAAGACTTCTTGAAGTTTTGTACCGAGAATGATATCAAGGGAGGAAAATTCAAATATGGCTTTGATTTAATAAAACAAATGAGATATGTGGAACCCAAGTAAAATTGAGATATATAATTTGTTTGCTCATAAAGAGTCAGTATATGATTTCAAGAATAACACTTGTACCGTTATCTTTGGAAAGAACGAAACTGACCGTGGTTTGGAAAACAACGGAGCTGGTAAAACCACATTGTTTGAGGCAATTTGTATAGCTCTTACCAATGAGAGCTTACGAGCTATCAAGAAAGATAGTTTCATTAATCGGGATGAAGAAGAGTGCAAAATTGTATTTCATCTTTACAATCCTGTGTTGAAAATGAAGCTCCGTATCAGTCGTCAGTTCTTTCGTGGTAACAAGTCTGCAAAGATAGAGATATGGGAGAATGATAAGTTGAATAAACAAGTTGTATCGGTAAACGAAGCAAACAAGAGAGTTCTTGAGCTTATCGGAATAAGCCGTGAAGATTTGTTGAGATATTTCATTATCAGTCAGGACAATCGTTACACGTTCTTTACAGCGAGCGATGGAGAGAAGAAGGAAATCATGAACCGTATTACTTCTGCCGACATGATAAACCCAGTCATTGAGGAACTTGATTTGCGTTACAAAGAAAAGAATGCCGAATACAAGGAGATTGATGATGAGATAGGTAAGTTATCGGATAAGAAGGAGCTATTGGTGGAGCAAAGAGAAGAAGTGCTTGCTAATGATAATACCGAAGAAGAGTTGAACGAGCTATCCGAAAAGATAAGTGAATCCGAAGAAGAGATTGGCGAAATTGATGGTAACTTGGAGAAGTGGAAGAAAGCGGTCAAAACCAGAGAAGAACAAATCAAAGCCATAACGGTGGAAAATACTACTCAACTGAAAAAAGACCGAAAGAAGCTCAAAGAAGAAATTGATGAGCTTGATGAAGAAGTAACCGAGACCAAAGCGATACGGAGAAAGATACAAGCAGAGTTGAACGAAACCATAACTTGTCCGAAATGTAAACATGAGTTCATAAACGAGTCAGAATTGGAATTGTCGGTTGATGAAGCAAAAGGAGCTTTGAAGGAAGCTGATACAGCGATTGCCTCTGCGGAGAAGAAGCTGGAAATCAAGAATAAAAAGATGAAGAAGCTCAAAGCTCAGATAGCAGAAGCCGAGCGAGCCGAAGAACTTGTTGGAGAAATTGAGGAAGAAAAATCAGGATATGAACGCAGAATTAAGAACAAAACTCAAGACCGTGCCGACCTTCTTGAAAAGATAGCTAAATGGGAAACTGAGAAGAAAACTATCAAGAAACGCAAGAAGGACGACAAATTGTTAAACAGTCTCAACCAGCGTATTGGGGAATGTGATACCGAGATAGAGAAGCTGACTAAACAGCTCTTACCAATCAGCGAGGAAATGGATACAATTAAATTCTGGCAGTTCAATATGGGGCGTTCAGGGTTCATGACTTATCTTGCTAACAAATCAATCAAAATAATCGAAGGCATCACGAACAGCTATTTGAGAAAATTTGGTGTTGATATATCGGTATTGATTAACGGCTTCACAATTCTGAAATCGGGAGAAGTCCGAGAAAAGATTGACGTGTTTGTTCTGAATGACGGAGTAACCGCTGAGCAATTCTTGGCTAAGTCAGGAGGAGAGAGAGGACGTGTTACATTGGCAGGAGTTCTTGGAATTCAACATCTCATAAACCTATCTACGAACGGACGTGGTTTGAACCTTCTTTGCTTTGACGAATGTTTTCACGGAATGGATAGCAAGGGTCAAGAAAATATCATCAAAATCTTTGAAAAAATGGGTATTACTATTTTGGTGATAACCCAAAATGTTAGTGAGTCTTTCAACAATGAGAATACGTTATATGTGGTTAAGGAGAAGGATGTCAGCCGATATGTATAAACGTCTCAAAGTTTATTAGAGATAATATGAACGGTGTAAACTTTTATTATAGATGGAAAATAAAGAATGGATAAAATACATAAAAGACAAGAAGTTAATTACAATTGACCCTGGCAAAGAGGGTGGAATTGTAGTGTTTTCGCTTGACCGAAACGAGATAATAATGGTAACGCATATGCCTGAAACTCCTCAGGACTTATTGAACTTCATCACGAAGTATCAGAAGAATGCTACATGTTACTTGGAAAAGGTAGGAGGATTGCCAGGAATGGGAGGCAGTTCAATGTTTAATTTCGGTAAAGGTTTTGGACACTTGGAAATGGCTCTTTTATGCAGAAAGATACCTACTATGGAGGTAACTCCTCAGAAGTGGCAGAAGGAGTTACAATTGGGCACGAAAGGTAAGAAAACCACTACGCAGTGGAAGACTAAACTGAAAGAGCGAGCTCAACAACTTTATCCGAGCGTGGGAGCGAAGTTCAACTTGAAAACAAAACAAGATTGGATGAGAGTTTCAGACGCTCTTTTGATTTTGGAGTATGCGAGAATAACTGAAAAACGAAGATAGATATGGTAAAATTTATTTGTAGAAATGAAGAGTGCAAGCGAAAGGGCGTTGAAGATGAATACTATTCAAACACCTATCGTATAGTCAATGGACATCTTCAAAGCAACAACGCTCCTTGTCCTTGTTGCGGACAAGTACGAGAGGAAATCAACCCAAACAAGGACATTCCTCTCAGTCAGAAAAATATCGACATTGCTAAGTATTCAAGTGCTTCACCCGAAGATAAAAGAGCGATGTTGAAGAAACGTTCTCATGACCATTACGAGAAAGAAATCAAACCTTTCAAGGAACATCAACTGCACGAGACAGTAAAGAATTTCAAAGAAGCAAGTAAAAGTTGATGATATGGGATTAGAGAGCATGTACTTCAAAGCCGATTATCATTACAAAGCAAAACTTGTCAATAAGTGGATTGCGATAATCAGATACTCACCAAACGAGAAGCGAGTCAAGGCGTATAAGAATTTGGTATTCAAAATGATGAAAGATATTGTCAAGAAAAACATTGCTAATTATCTCAATCTGCTTAACAATACCGAAGTGAAGGACATGCCCGACAGAGATGAATTGGTTGCTGATTGTTATATCATCTTTGACAAATGTTTAGAAAAGTATATAATCAAGGGCAATTACAATTTTTATTTCTACTTCAACAAGTCTCTGTCAAGAAATTTTTACCGAGATTATCAGAAGGAGTTACAGAGGAGCAATGGACATGTAGAAATTTCAGAAGCGTTGGAGGCAGTGAATAAAGGTTTTCACGATTATCGGGAGCCTGATACAACGGAGCTTTTAATGGAGCATCTTGGTTTGGATGAATTAGAAAAGCGGATATGTCGTTCAAGAATGTTGGGTCAAAAAACTTCCGAGTTCTTGAAGGAAAATCCAGAAGTAACGAATGGACAATATTCACGTTGTCTGAAAAAAATAAAAGAAGTATTAACAACATCTCAAGAGAAAGGAGAAATTTAATATGGAAGTCAACATTTATCAAAAGGCTATCGAACAGCTGGTATTGGAAGGCAATACAATCCTTCAAGTGTGTACTCCTAACAAGGACGAGTTCTTGTTTTTTGCCGTATATAAATGGCAAGAAGGGTATTTCAATACAGCCCAATCTATTGACTTTAATACAGTAGAGGGCGTGAATATAACAGAGTTTCTTACTAAGAATGCAGCGATGTGCTCTAACAGAACAAACTTTATGTCGTTATTCAACCGAGTAATGGAAGAAGGAGTTTTGGTGCGTTGCGAGTTCACGAAGAGCGCAACTTGGTTCAAGTGGGCAGCTCCGAATGGTACAAAGAAACTGTAAAGAGAATGAAACCGAGTAGATATCAAACAACAATTTATAAAGTATTCCAAAAGACAAAGAAAGATATCAACATTTCAGCGGTTGCAGGTTCAGGGAAAACTACGGTATTATTGGAACTATTGAATTACATTCCGAACGATGCCAGTTCCCTGTTCCTTGCTTTTAATAACTCAATCATTGATGAGTTAAAGGAGCGAAACAAACGAAGAGATGTTGAAATCATGACTATACATTCTTGCGGTTGGCGTTCGATATTGAGCCGATACGGAGGAAGAGTGAAGATGAATCCAAATAAAGGAATTGCTAAAACCGAGCGAGCGTTGAAAGGCTTTGAGGATATTCCTGAACAGAAGCGAGGTTGGTACTATTTCATCATACCGAAGATACTTGACCTCATGCGTTGTAATCTTTGTGAGAATACCGAAGAATCAATCAATGAGCTATCCGAACACTATGATTTGAATATCGGAGAAACAGAAGTAAAGGTTGCTATGAAAGCCTTTGAGCTTCTGATTAAGGATAAGGGGCAATTTGATTTCATGGATATGATATATGTTCCTGTGACTGACCCTTCGATACGTTTCAGAAAGTATGATTATGTATTTTGCGATGAAAGTCAGGACTTCTCAATATGCCAACATCAGTTCATAAAGAATTGCTTGAACAGAAAAGGAAGGTTGGTGACTGTAGGAGATAAAAGGCAAGCAATATACGGCTTCGCAGGAGCCGACGCAGAAAGTTACGAACGACTGTCGAACATTAACGGGCAAGCAATTAAACTGCCTTTGAGTGTATCTTATCGGTGTGCCGTTAATATCGTGAAGGAAGCTCAGAAAATCGTACCTGAAATTTCATACGCTCCAAACGCTGATGAAGGAACAGTCAAGAATGGAAGCCTGACCGAGATAGAGCAAGGTGATTGGATACTTTGTCGAAACTTGAAGCCGTTGGTACAAACTTATCTTTGGTTAATGAAAAACAAAATCAAATCAAAGATACGAGGAAAGGAGATTGGCGAGGGCATTCTTGGATTGATAAGCAAAACAGGAGCTAAAACAATCAACGGCTTGTTCTCTATGCTTGAGGTTGAAAAGAATAATCTATTGAGAAAGCTGGAGAAACGAGGAGTGCGGAAACCGAGCCTACACCCGAAGATGGAAGTGCTTCAACAAAAGATAGAAGTTATTGAATGTCTTTGCGAGGAGATTGAAAGCGTACCTGAATTGAAGAAGCTAATTAACAACATTTTTAGCGATGATATTAAAGGCATAATGTTATCTACTATTCATAAGGCGAAAGGTTTGGAGAATGACCGCATTTTCTTCTTATGCCCAGAGTTGATACCGAGTAAATATGCTACTCAACCTTGGCAGTACGAACAAGAACAGAATTTGAAATATGTAGCGATAACGAGAGCAAAGAAAGAACTAATATATGTTTGGGGGAATACTTTCAACCAAGATATCAAAGACAGAGTTATTATTCAAAAATAGAAACATTATGGAAGATATTGGAAAGAAGGCTCACGATGATGAGTTTAACAAAGGCAAAGAGGATATTGGTAAAGCTCCGAGAAAGTTCATACCAGTTCCCAAAGTAGATAAGAAAGGCGACAAGGGCAAGAAACCTGATAAATGTAAGAAGTGATGGACAAACCAGCGAAACCCAAAGACACGTTCTATCTTTTCAGAAGAGAAAGAACAAGCGGAGAAGGATATGAATATATTCAGCATCTTATTTCTCCAAGTCATGATGACGGCTTATCAACGTCTTGTTATCCAGAGTACGCTTGGAGAGGTCAAACGCTTCTTGATATCAAGAAAATGAAATACTTGATAAGCATTCACCGATACTACAAAGATAGCGATTGGGAGCTGGTTAAGTATGAAATGGAGATTGATACTCCTTCTTGGTCACATCAGCCTGAAAGAAAGGAATATGATAACTTGTATGATTCACAAAAGAAATGGCGCAAGTTATCCGATAAAGAGGAACGAGAACTTGAAGATTACAAACAATTTGCATTACAAAGATATGATAGCAAAAGATAAACACTATTGCTACAAGGGCAATGAATATGTAGTTGTAGGTTTCACGAAGATGAAATCAACTCTGGACGGAACATGGGTTGAAGCCGTTCAATACAAGAGAGCAACCGAAGTAGATGACCCGAATGTAGAGCCGTTCACAAGGGAGAAAAGCGACTTTGAGTACAAGTTCATTCCAGCTGTTCTTGAAGTAGATATGGAAATTGTTGCCGTATCTATGGGAAAGCTGGTTGCTGAATATAAAGTTACCGAAGTAGGAGAAGACAACGCAACGGCAATAAGTCCTTCTGACGTTGAATTGGTAGTATCTAAGAATGTAAGTCCCAATGGCGAAGTGACCAAAGTATCGGGTGGAGTAGGATATACTGCTGAATACTATGTAATGATGCCCGATATGAAGAAGCGAGTGAGCAACCGAACGATTATCACCGCTATGTCTTCAGCCTTGTCAGATGCCGCTGTAAGAGTTCAGCAAATCAGTGCAAGCTCCGAGACTTACGACCTTCAATCAGCTCAAGCATCCATTGACCAGACTTTGCAAATGATATACACTAAGTTTGGAGTTTGATAATGTTTCCATATTCTTGACGTTTTGTTGTGAGAGGAGGGTGTCGCAAGGCATTCTCCTTTTATTTTTACAAAGTTATTAAATACAAAACATTAAATTGTAAAGTTATGGCACGGAAATTTACACCCGAAAGGATTGACGAATTGAAACCAGACGAGATATTTGTCTTTGGTTCCAATATGAATGGAGCTCACATGGGAGGAGCTGCCCGCATAGCCTACGAGAATTTTGAAGCAACGTGGGGCGAAAGCGAAGGATTGACTGGACGCTCTTATGCTATTCCGACTTTGGATGAGAACATGGAGAAAGTATCGGAGAGTGCATTGGAAGCGAGTATTGACAAGTTCATAGACTTTGTATTGAATAATCAACAACTGACGTTCTATCTGACGAAGATAGGTTGCGGAATTGCTGGTTGGAATGCAGAGGAAGTGAAACGGATATTTTGGAAGGTAGTTGATAGCTACAATCCAGTACCGTGGGAAGGTAGAGGATTGCCTGCTAATTTAATAATCCCAGAAGAGTTTGACCATGAAAAATAAAGTTCCGAGAAAGCTCAAGAAAGAGTTGCGCAAGGTTGATTGTTTAGAGACTTCTCAACCTTCTATTAAAATGGAACCAAATCCATTTAGTCCTTCTAAGATGATGTTTACTCAAAATTCGAGAGTAAAACTCAAAGAAGGTGTCAAGATAAATAAATGGACAAAACGTCTTGTTCGCCATATACTCCGAGAAGTAAGAAGAAATCATAAACGCAACATGGAACTTGCTATGAAGCGTCAAATGGAATGGATACATAAAGGTATCAATCCAATGAATAGTTTTGAAGAAAAGATGAAGCGTTCAAAGTCTCAAGAAGAGTTCCGAAGAGAGTATTTGAATGAACCTATATTACCAAGAGATTTGGATGGTTTAAGACCTTCTTGTGTAATAATAGACGATATGGGAGAACAATGGCAACCTGCTAATCGTAGAGAGGTTGAGGAGTTTATGCGTAGATGTAACATTTGGCCTCACGTTCAGGAGCCTGACGGAAACGGAGTTGCTATTTTGAAACTTCCTTCCTTATCGAAGGAGAAACTTGAGGAGTTCAAAACCGAATGGGAGAAATGGTCAAGGAGTGCTCAACCGATAACAGTAATTGACCCTGAAGCAAGCATAGAGTTCATACCAGCTAAAAGACCTCACCGACTTCATAATCATCCAAGAATGGAAGTTGAACTTGGTTTGAACGAAATAGAAGTAATTGTTGACCAAGAGTTCGTACACCTATTCAGAAACGCTTACCCAGTACGAGGCAGGAGAAGAGAAGTTGGCGTTGACCACTTCATAGTTAGCAAGAAAGAATTTTTGGAACGGATGGAAGAGTCAAGGGGGGGGGCAACAGATGAACCTGACGACCTTCTCAGACCGAGCTACGAAAGAAAACGCTTTGAAAGACGTTTATAGCGTGCTTGTAAACTCATATAGGACTGTTGCGGGCGGTTTTCTTTATCAACCGTTATACTTATTATCAAAACCGAATACAACGTGGCATACGTGCCTACAAAATGGGAAACTGAAATGTGTAATGATTCACAAAGAAACCCACGTTGGTAAGAAAGTTATAATGTGCGGTTGCGATGGTACGAGAGAGGGAAAGAAAGCGTTGGTTGAAATTCTCTTGAATTGTTTATCCGATAAAGAGGAGCAATATTGGTGCGAAGCAAGCGATGCGATTGAACATTGGTTAGTTAAGCACGGCATGGAAGCTCACCCGAACGAATGGTGCGCAGAATTATTAGAGAAGGAAGGAGAAGCGATTGAGTATTGCGATGATGGTATTCATTATATACGCAAAATTAACGGAGTTCCAAAAGTAAAAGCAATATATGGAAACTTATGCGATAATAGAAACAACTACAACTCTTGATAAAGTAAAGGACTTGGTAAGCAAGATGAACGACTTTGAATTCAGTTTCAATACATACGATAATCGGATTGCTTACCAAGAATACAAGAAACAACTGAAAGAAGCGTTCAACCGTCTCCGATACGAAAGTTGCGAGGATTGGGAAGAAGCTAATCAGTATATACAAAACAATCTCAAGGTATTGAGTATTTGGTAATATGAAGCGAATTGATAAAGAAAAGATATTGAATGGTGAACCGCTGTTTCCGTTATCCGAGCCGATTATTGATAAAAGCAAGCCCAAAGTGAAGATTAAGCAAGTACCGACTACTTGTCATACAGGCAAGCTATCTTATCCGACGGCTGAAGATGCGGAACGAGCCACAAAGTTATTAAAGAAGAAGCATAAAGGAGGAACGAAATGGTACAAGTGCGATTATTGCGGGCAATACCATTTGACTTCGATTAAGAAACAACGAAAAGGAAAGATGAGGTTTTGATATGTTAAAAATAGAATTTAGAGCGAGACGCAAAGACAATGGAGAGTGGGTAGAAGGTTCATGGCTCCACAAGACGAGAAAGGGAGAAGTTTGGGGAATTGTAGAGAACGAATCAAATGAGTTCTTTGAATCATATCGTGAAAGTTTACAAGTCAAGAACAATTCAGGTATTTGGGTTGATATAGATACCGTATTAAATTGCGAGCCTTATGAATAAACCGATAATAAAAGAATGCTTTGCTGATAACGGTGAACATTCGCATTGGGAGCTTATAAACTCCGAGACTGGAGAAGTTATTTGGATTGAAGAATATAATCCAATGACCGAGTTGAAAGAATTTGAGAAGGTATTGCCAATAGGTGGTAAAAATCTTGCTTTGACGAGACTTACAGCTGAAAAGGAAGTATTTGTTGAAGGTATGAAATTTATCAATGGAGTTCCATTTCCGTATAGATTTCAAGGACGTTCAATTTGGGGAGGCAATGGATGGGAATTAACAGAATGCAAGGAGGCAGTTGATAATGGACAATAGCAAAGAATACCTGCTTTGTGCAGCAATTCGTAGAGTAGAGCCGAGAGATTGCCCGAAAGTATATTGGGAACAATTCCACGACATCTACAAAATAGAATTGGGTTGGAGACATCCAGATATAATGCATCGATTTGGTAAGGAAGTATCACGCAATCCGAATGACCAAGGCTTCTACACTTCCAAAGGACGTTTCGTAACAAGAGAAGAAGGATTGGAGATAGCAAGAGCCGCAGGTCAGGTTGATAAGATAATTGGAGGAGTATTAACAAGTGAAGACTTATATTGAAAAAATATGACATTAAAGGAGCTTGAAGATAATTTATTGCTAAGAGACGAGAATGTAGAATTGAAAGAAGATACGTTTTTGTCTTTTCGCATATTTATATATTCGCTAATGGGTAAGAGAAAGATATTGACCTATATGGATAAGCAAAAAGAATTCAAGGTGACCAAAATATCCGACTACCCAGACCAAGGCAAACAATATCCTATTTGCGTATTAAGAGTACAAAGATTGCGGTTGAAGAAAAAAGTAGTGAAAGCGAAGAGAAGCGAAGAGAAGCGCAGCCGATAAGACTTGATACGCAAATATAAGTATAGGTAATGAATTGTAATCGCAAATAGAAATGGATAAGAGTAAACAAATAACTATTCCAGAGGACGTAGTAAACCCAACGGAGTATAAGAAGATGCTTGCCTTGGAGAAACATCCAATAATTCGCAACACTATATATATAAGTAGTGAAGGAGACGAAATCAATATTGGAATGTTACCTCATAGGTTGGCAAAACATATAGAACATCTCAGTAGCAAAGAGCAAGAAGATATATTGGAACTCAAGAGAAAGTATAATCAGCTCCGAGCTAAGATAAGCACCGCAAAGTCTCTTGCCTTTGGGAGAGCAGGAAGGTATGGAGGCAAGAGCAAGGATGAATTAGCCGTATATAAACTCAGTCCGTTTGAGGAGGATATTATTGAGCTGCTTGGACGTATGTTTACCGTTGCCGAGGTTGTAAAGATAATGGGCGAGGATAACGGAGTAATTGTCAACGAGGATGATGTCAAGGGAATACTGAAGAAGCATATCGTTGAGATAGAGCGAAAGCGTGAAGAGTTCCGCAACCGAGTAGCAGATGTACGGTTGTATAACAAAAGACCGAGATTGGAGGAGCTTGCTTGGATGTATTCCAAAATGAAGAATAAGTATATTGCTCTCAATTCAATTGACTCTTACAACGCAATGCTTCGTACTTTGGAGCAAATACGCAAGGAAGCTGAAGGTGACGTTCTCAATATAAACGGAGTATTGGATGTCAATATCGAAGTAACAATACAAAATCATATTCAGAAAGAGATATTGCGTACAATAAACCTCAAAGAGATTATCTTGGGGCGTGTAGCGGCAAGAATGAACTATGACCCAAAGAAATTGATTGCTGGTTTACATAATAGCTACTATGCGAAGTTTGTCGATATATCGGGAGACTATGACGAGAATGCTGAAATGAGTTATCCTTCCAACTCAGCCTACGATTTTGCTATGATAGAGCGTACCGCTGGAAAGGAAGTAATGGACGTCAAGGCAGAAGATGTTACCGAAGCGGAACACTCCTCAGCTACCAATGTCAAAGACTTGTTCTTGTCTAAGATAAGGAAACAAAAGCAAGATATGGAGGCACGTCAGGCAGGTTGGGATGCGGAAGCTGAAAAGAAAAGACCTGTTGCGGAGGATGAAATTCCAATCGAACGAAAGAACGGACGAGGTAAGGACAAGATACCACCGAGCAAGACGAAGGCTGGGCAACGCAAGAATAAAGATAAGCCGTATGGTAAAGAGATAAAGACGAAGAAATAAATCATTGTAAAAGGCATGTAAATGATGTGTACCGTTAAACCATTCTACAAACATTACTTCTCACGGATAGATAAATGGGATGATAAGATAGCAAACAACTTCCTTGAGCTTGGTTACGCTGTTAGTATCGTAGTACCGTTGGAGAAAGTAAAGATATGTCAACTCATTTATCAGTATATCGAAAACGACCAAGGGCGTTGGCTTGCTAAGTCCGTTATGTTTGTAGATTTGAATTGGTACGTTCAATATAAAGCAAGGAGACTTGAGGAGCAATTCAGTAACGGAGCTTTGTCAATAGAGGACTTACAAATAACAGCTTGGGAGTTAAACAAGCAATATGATAATCTATTAAACAGTTAAAGTTATGGACATTCAAAAGTTTATTCAAGATAATGTTCCCAACGTAGAAGCGAGGGAAGAATTTGCGAAGTATAAGACATTGAAAGAATGTCTTGCTAACCCGAAGTTGTACGACCGTACTCAGGCAGCTTCTTTGTTTGATGAGTTCCTATATGTAAAGGATAAGTTGTTTGGGGAGGCAATGGACAATTGGTTAAAGAAACGAGGGAGTAAATAAATCAAGGTTTATTATAGTGTAATGATTATCCGTGCCCAAGCGAGGACAACAGAGGGCGAAAGGCGATTTTGTAACACGGAGCAAGAACAAGGAACAGACTCAGGGTATAAGTAGCACGATAAATCGAAAGAGCTTGCCGAAGAAGAAATGCGAATGCTTGTAATCATTACATAATTATTTTGAAAAGTTAATAAAATCTATTAAGCTCTGGACTGTGAAGTTCGGAGCTTTTTTTATTGTCTTTTATGTTCATTTTGCTAAACAAAAGTTAAATATTGCCCAAAATTAAACTTTTCCCAAAAATAATTGGTAAAAAATTTTGCCGTTTCGCAAGAAGTTCGTACCTTCGTACTGTAATTGGAAACAAAATAAGTTTAACAATCAAAAATACAAGGTCATGAAAGCAATCGAATTAACAAAGAACGAAAGAGAAATTTTGAAAGCAATCGTAGCTAACGCAAAGAAGGTAGGTGATTCAGGAGTTGAGTTCATTCTTCAGGACGTAGCGAGAGAAACTGGTAAATCTATCCGAAGCGTATCAGCAACAACTGGAAGCCTTGCTAAGAAAGGTATGTTGCTAACCGCTAATGGAGACAGCTACTTCGATGGAGAACTTACAGAAGCTGGACTTCATGAAGTAGAAAGTAGCAAGGTTAATAACGAACAAGAAGTAAAAACTCAATCAAATAAATCAAAGAATATGGCAACAAAAACAAACAAGACCGTAAAGGTGGAAGACAGCAAGAGTGTAACGAACGCAGTTGATAACTTCGATGCTCCTGTAATGGACGAGCGTATCTTGAAGTTGAACGAATTGAAAGTTGTGAAGATGGCTAACCTATCGAAAGGCAAAAGACCTGCTGCAAAGGAAGCAAAAGAACTTGCTACCTATATTCTCAACAACTGGGATAATCTTGCCGAGTTGAAGAATATCAAGAGCGAGGATGTAACGAATGAAGACCTTCAGAATATCTTGGCCAGTCGTTTGAAGAATTTTGAAGACGCAAGCAAAGCAGCGGAGAAAGCGGTCAAAGAAGCAGAAAAGGCTGAGAAAGCTCCGAAGGCGAAAACCGAGAAGAAGGAAACGAAGAAAGCTGCCCCTGCTAAGTCAAAGAAGGCTGATAGCAAGAAAGCAGAGCCGAAAGCGAAGGAAGAGAAGAAGGATGAACCGAAGGTGGCTAAAACTGCCCGCAAAGTGGGAGACGTTCACCCGAAGCACCCGACTTGGGTATGGACTGAGTACGCTGAAGGAAAGTTCGATTGGAGAACCAATCCAGCCGACAAGAAGCAAGGTCAGAGAACGGACAAGGCAGCGACTTCTGAAATGAAGTCCGAGCCGAAAAAAGCAGCCGTGAGTAAGAAGGCTGTTGCTAAGGAGACAAACAAAAAGGTGGCCAAAGGTGGTAAGGTTGAAAAAGAAGCTCCGAAGGAATTGACAATTGACGAGTTCGTTGCTTTACCTTCTAAGAGTGCGAGAGGCAACAAGAAACCGAGCGAAGCCCAAAAGGAAGCATTAAAACTTGTTATGAAAGGCTACCGAGTAACCGCTGACCATAAGTTCTTTGAGAACGCAGAAGGTGATAAGAAAGCGTGTAATTGGGATAGCGTAGTTGCTATGCTGAAGAGATACGGAATGGAGTACATACCAGTTGGACTTGTAAAGTAATGATAGCAACAAAAGAAAATAGCCTGATTGTAGAACTCCGCACCTTTGCTAAGCTAATAGGAGAAGAAGGAAGACAAGCGGAGTTCTACCGTCAGATGCTAAAAGACGCAAAACCTATTGAGGTTGTAAGATTATCGGAGGTGTTTACAGATACCGAGATAAGGGCAATAAAGAGGTTTGTCAATCCGAAGGTCAAGGAATGTTATCGCAACGCAACTCTATTCTCTCATATCTACCCAGAGGTCAAATATGTCGAAGGCAAGATGACTTGCTGCGGAGCGTTTGGAATAGAGCATGCTTGGAATAAGGTAGGCGACAAGTACGTTGATATCACTATGGAGCTTGCCTTACAACGAGACCCAACCGAAGAGGAGTACATGGCTTTGGGAGAATATAACCAAGAAACCGTTGTTAGTATCTGTTCTGAGATGGGCTTCTATGGTAGTGTGTATCCGATATTGTATAACAAACAAAAGTCCGAGAAATGAACCAAAACGATACTAAGAAGGTCAAAGCCTTCTACGCAAAGCAAAACGACTGTCCGAGCCTTAAATGGACAAGGGATGTTAACAAGGTACAGAGAGCTGTTTGTACCAGAGAAGGAAATGCAGGAGGAGCTTGTAAGTACAATCTTTGTCCCAAAGTTAATAGTAGCAAACAATCGTAAATTAAATTGGTATGACAAAAACAACCGTAGCAAAGCTCAAGAAAGGAGAGTTTTTCAGATTATCCGAGAGCGAGAAGGCTCCAGTTTGGATAAGAGGTGAATATGTGCGTTCTGAAAAGAAGTACTCATGTACGAAGTTCGATGATATAAATCATGAGAACTGGTTTAAGGGAAGCAAGGAAGTATTTATTGATTTTGAATTTTAACAATATGGGAAAGATTTATAAAGCAAACGGTGAAGTGTTAGACATAGAGCCGAAGAACGGAACAGACTTCCAACTGGAAGAATTACAAGCAATCGTAGGCGGTTTAATAGACTGTCAAATGACAAACGATGGTAATGATTTGATTATATTCAATGACGAAGGTAAGCTGATGGAACTTCCTTACAACGAGAATGCAACAGAGATTTACCAAGAAAGAGTTTATGAAGGAGACTTCTTGGTTGGCGATGTTTTAATTTGTAAAAATAGTGAAATGTTATAAATATGGGAAAGTTATATGACCGCTTACAAAAGCAATTGAAATCGGAGGAGTACAAGAAGGATGCCGAAGATTGTCTCAAAATATATGAGAAGCTAAAAGAAATGAATAATGGTAAAGTTTGGGAGTCATCATGGAACCCATTAACAACCGTTAAGTTTGTAGGAACATATCCCAATTCCGAAAGGATATACAAACCAAGCCAAGAAGGTTACGTGTTTCTGAAAGGTATTGAGAAAAAGAAAGAGCGTGAAGCAGTAGTTCGGTACATACCAGTACAAATGGCTATCATGAGTCATCTATCGGATGCGCAAGAACTTATTCAAATGGGAGCAGAAGGAAGGTTGAGAGCTAACAATCATATCAACTTCGCAAAACAATTAGTATTAACATATCCTGATACGTCAATCGAAGTATCGGAGAACGAATTGAACGAGTTATGGAAAAAGACAATGTAATGACCAAAGAAGCAGCAATCAATGCTATGGAGCAAGGTGGTTATAAAGTTGCTCACCGCTTCTTTTCCGAAGGAGAATACATATGGTCAGTTGATGACGAGTATTACAAGGATGAAGAAGGAACTTGGATACCAAAGAAAGACTTTTGGGAATGTCGTACAAAACAAGAATGGGAAACAGGATGGAGAATAGTGGGTTAAAAATAATCTATTTAGATATAATGGTCAAAGATAGATTTGTTACACAAATACCATATCCGCATTGCACTTTGTTTCCCATAGATTCAGAAGAACTGAAAAATTTTGTATTAGAGAAAAGACCGAGTTTGAAGAACAAAGATTTTAGGATTGAATTTTCCAATAACAAAGTTAAATAACAAAATTGTAAATTAAATTGTATGACAAGAATAAATAGTGCTATATCAGTAAGATGTTTGACTGACGAACATCTTCTTGCCGAGCACAGAGAAATAAAGAGACTGCCTGATTGCTTCGTTAAATCTTATATAAGCGGAGCTTTGAAAAGAATACCAAATAAGTTTTGTTTGGGAACTGGACATGTTACATTCTTCTTAAATAAGGCTCAATTCACTCTTGACCGTTACAAACAAATACACGAAGAATGTATCAGGCGTGGTTTTAACGTTCCAGACTATTCCGAAAATTGGAAACAAGTTATAATGAAAGATTATTGGAAGTCTTACGAGCCTACGAAGGAAGAACAGGAGCTACTTATAAATCGCATTACAGAGCGAATACGAGGCAGTAGCAAGACTTTCTTCCATTATGAGGGGAAAGCTATAACTAAGGTTGAGGCAATCGAAATATTAACAAATAAATCATTATGAGCAAGACACTAACAGAAGCAATGCCTGAGATTGAAGAAATAGCAAAAGAGCTTGGTATCAAAGTAAACAATTATAAGGTTTTGGAAGAGTATCGGAGACGACACCCTGAAGAAATGAAACCTACAAAACAAACGGAGGTAAAAGATGGACAAGAAATATAATATAGCAAAAGCTATCAACATACTGGTATGTATGGGTATAGTAGTAGCGATAATGCTTTGTGCGTACAATGCTTGGAGCCTGAACGGTGAATATACTTTATTCAGTTTCTTTGCTTCTTTGGTAATGCACGGAGGATTGGGAATAATGATATATTGCGGAGTTGATTGGATACTCCGCAGAGTGTTTCACCAAATTAAGTAAAGATGAGAAAATTGATTATGTTGCTAATGTTAATAATCGTATCAAGTTGCGAGATTAACAGCTACCAACCGAATGATTTCAACAACGAGAAAGCGGATGTAATAAAGCAAGAGATTAAGAAAGAGCCGAGCGAATGGGATATATTCGTTGAGGCATTGATTCAGGTAGAAAGCGAAGGCAAAGCGGATGCGGTAGGCAAAACCAATGACGTGGGGATATTACAAATAACTCCGATATACGTCAAGGATGTCAACCGCATTCTTGGTGAAGATAAGTATGACTTGAGTTGTCGTACCGATACCGAGAAGAGTTTGGAAATGTTTGAGATACTTCAAGGACACTACAATCCCAGCAAAAGTATTGATAAAGCGATTAAGTTACACAATCCGAAAGCACCTCAAAGTTATCGAATAAAGATAATGAACAAAATGGAAATTATAAAATCGAATTTATCATGACAAAAGAAGAGTTCAAAAAGAAGTATCACGGACAGGTCATAGCAATAGCCTATCCGATAGGTTTGGGTAGTTTTAATACCAATAAAGAAGTTGCTGAGAAAACATTCCAATTGAGGAACATCAGTCAAGAAATGGGATTGAAGGTTACGGAGCTACCAGATATGTATCATGTAGGACTACCAAAGAAAACGTTTGCTATCATAGACGCAGATAAACCTCAAGCTGGTTATAGCGGACAACCAAATGTAGCAATATCGGTTGAGGAGTTCTTGGAAGACTTTGGTAATTACGTTGAGGAGGAACAAAGAGCTGAAGCAGTGAAAGTTCTTGACATTCTCAGCGGTATGAAAATCAAGAATGTTGATATCAAACACGTAGGAGCGAGCCGAAATATGAAGCAATTAGCAGAGGATGGTTTCATTCAGGGATATACTTCAAACGAAGCAAGCCTGTGGTGGAATCCAAAAGGTAGGCGGTTGTTATTCGTTAGGGGAGAAGGAGTGTTTGAGCTAACTGATAAAGTTGAGGAGAATGCCTGAAACGAGAGAACGTGACCCAAAGCATAGCTTCATAGACTTCGTTGAAATGTTCTTTGTACCATTTTGGGAAGAGCCGAGAGAAGGACAAATAACAATAATCGAAGTACCACGTCAGAAGTTTACGAGAGAACAAAGAATAATGTTAAACAAAATAAAAGAACAAGCAGAAGATGTCGAATTTGAAGAAATTCAAGGTTAAGTTCTTTGGTAGCAAACACCGTAAAGAACAAATCAAACAAGTTAAAAATCTTATCGTTGACGCTCCGAAGAGAGAAGCAGTTGAGGACGTTCTGCGTCACCAATACGGCTACGAGGTAATCAACGGATTGAAAATTCACGATTATGAAGGAGAATGAAAACATTGACCCTATGCTTGAGGCGAAAGCTACTTGCTTGGGAGGTTGTCTGACTATGGTAGTCATGGGCGTATTATTAGCAATAGTCCTATTCCTTACCAGCTGTAACGGAGCTTTTGAACGCAAAGACCCAAGGGCAGTAACGTATCGGGAGAAGGTAAGTGATACAGATACTTCGGATATATGGAGAAACGTCACCTATGAGCTTGTAAGTGTGTCGTATGATACTGTTCCGAAGGTACGGAGGGAACGAAGTACCATAGAGCCTGAAATTTTAGCTCCGAAGGTTCAGACCATACCGAAAGACCGTGTTGATTTGAACGATTATCTTGGAGACCCAGACGATGGTACTGATTGGAATTACACCGAGATAGACGAAGAGGCAGAAAAGTATCTTGATGACTTGGGAATTTATTGGGATAGCGACAAAGAATATTGGAGGAAAAGAAAATGAGCAAAATCTACGGAGTTTATATGGCGTACACTAAATATGAAGTATTGCCTGATGAGGAGTGCAACAATCCAGACATTCCTAAATACCCACCCGAAATAGCGAGAGTGAGAATGTACGACAATAAGCAAGCACAAATGGATGCTTATGCTAATACGATGTGTCCTGCTTCTCAATGTTTTGAAGCCGATACGAAAGAAGAGGCATACAAAATAGTTGAGGACTACAAAAAGAAGTTCCAAGATAAGGCTTGGCTTGAGGAAAACATAGAGCCGTATATTTGATAGCAAAGCGTTAAATTTTGGGCATTTTTAGTTAAAAGCGAAATTTCTACAAAGATTTTTCGCTTTTTATTTTGCCGTTTGCGAAATAGTTTCTACCTTCGTACCAGATAACAATTAAAACAAAGAGATATGAAAGCAACAGAATCAAAGTATTACATAGATTACATCTATGATAATCCAAGTGGAGCAAACTTCTATCATCAGTTAGTTCGGAGAGCCGACAACGCTATTTTGTATGCCAATCCGAATTTAGATTTTGTAAAAATTCGTTGTTGGGAATTGGGTATAAGCAAAGACGATGTTGTAATATTGTAAATTATGAAAACAAGAATAGTCTTTACAGCCATAATCCTTGTAGTTGCGTTAGTAGCTAACTGGATTTACATAGAAGTAGTTTGGGGAAGTTTCCGAAACTTTATGAACGCTTGTTTAATCAAGTCGCTTATCGGAGTAGTATGTTTGGTAGTTATATTGTTAGCAACGTTAATAATCTCAAAAATCAAGAAATAATATGGCACTTATCGTTTTGAACAAACAGGAAAAGAAAGATTTATTGGTATTATTGAAAAGCTCCGATAACGAGTGTTATGATAATATCATCAAGAAACTGAAGAAAAAGCCTATTTGGAAACGTGTCTTGTATGTAATTGACGGACGTTTCGGCAATAGGGTTTTGAAACCTAAATATCGGAAATGGTGGAGACTATTTACCTATAGCACATTGGTTATCCTATTTATAAGGTTTGTAATGTTCCCGATATTAGATTGGTGGAGCGGTGTAGTAGATTTTCTGAACTATGTAATTTGGGGTTAATATGAAAAATGAAGAAAAGAAATATGAACATCCATCGTTTGGAATGTTAAGTTTAAGCCGTATTCACGGAAAATCGGGATATTTGTTTGGAAGTGAAATTCAATCCGATAACTTCATTGAACTCACTCTTTCAGAAGGAGAAATGAACAGAGAACTATCAAATGATTGGTTCTTTGCTCGCAAACCTTTATTCAAAGTAAAGATGTCGGCAAATCAATTCTCCGAGCTTATAACAACGCTTAATGTAGGTTCAGGAGTTCCCGTCACCATAGAGGAGGTTTTGGGAGAAAGGATTGAGCAATGTACCGATATGGAGAGTAAAAAGACTTATACTCATAATCAATTCAGACAACGTATGGCGGAGCTGATGGTTGATATTAACAAGCGTTGGAAACAAGCCGAGAAGATTATTGATAAAAAGACTTTGACGAAGGATGACCAAAGAGAACTGAAATTGTTCTACGATAAGCTGACAACCGAAGTGAAGTCAAATATACCTTTCTTTGCTAAGTGTTTCCAAGAGGTTATGGACAAAGTTGTATTGGACGCAAAAACAGAGATTGATTCAGCGTTGTTACGTGTAGTTGTAGATGCAGGAATTAAAGCACTTGGTATAGATGGAAACAACGAAGGCACAAAGTATATTAGCCAAGATTGATTGGGAGGTAAAGAAGCAAGAACGTTTCTTGAATTTACTACTCAGAGTGCAGAGATACAAACCTGCTGACCGAGAAGCGATATTGAAGAACGCTTGTTGGATAGATGGAACGGTTGAAACCCAATCTCAATACGCAAGGAACAGAAGAGAAAAGTTGCTGAAGGCTTATCGGAAATTATATGATAAGTGGATAGTAGGCAAGTGAAACAAAACACATAGCAAGGTTGCTCGTGAACTCCAACCTTCGGGGTGATAAAAGACTTCGGAGGAGAAAGCGGAACTCACGAGCAATCATATTTTAATTGCCTGACGAAACGTAACAATACCAAAGATAACCGCCAAAATAATTTTGCTATAAGGGGGTGTTTAGGGGGATATTCTGCGTGAGCGTACATGTACATACGTAAGCAAAAAAACTTTCTTATCAGAAATAAAGACATAACAAATAATTGAGAACTTTCTTTGCTACTTTCTTTGGTTCATAAGGGGGTAACCATCAAAGTTATCCTACCCAGTATGTATCAAAAATTGTAAATATGAATTGGATTAAGAAATTTGCTCAATGGCTTCTATCGGAGGAACTTGCCGAAGAAAGGAAGCATTATCAGAAAATCAATGACGACCTACGAGCCGACAAAGAAGCGTTGGAAAAATCGAACGAAGGTTTGAGGCGTTTAGCATTCGGGAGACGTAAACACCTTGTATCGCAATTAATGCTTGAGTGTATAGTCAAGTGCTTACCAGACCCAAATGCGGTAGGAACAGGAGGCATAACCGCTTCTGATATCAAAATGCGTAACATGGGTTTTGTAGATGAACTTGGTGGAAGACAGTATGACCACAAGTGTTTCGTCAAGGAAATAACCACTCACGAAGGAGAGCGAGGAGCAATTGTCCACATAACCGACTACAACATGAATATCTTCATTCCGCTGAGAAAGGAGAATGTCAGTTATGAGGTGTACGGTGTTCAAACCGCAATTGAGACTTACTTCTGGGACTTTTATGGAGCAGGGTTAAGGATGTTAAGTGCGGAAGCATGGGCGATGGCTACGGAGTTCATCAGGGCACAAAACAATGTATTGAAAGAATTTAGAGAACAAGGATTGTTATGAAAGTAAGAGTTAGTCAAATACCCGAAGAAAGCGGCAAGCCGAAGTATCAAAAGAAGATGAAAACCACGACAAAGAAGGCAAAGGACTTCGATGACGAGGAAGATGATGACGACTTTGGAGAGGAGCCTGAGGAGGACGAGCCGAAACGGTTGAAGAAAACAATGATTAACTTCGGAGAGGAGGGAATTGTTATATCAGCCTACGATTTGAACTGCATTGAGAAGGATATGCGATTTGTAGAGAAACCGACCGCTCACTGGGAGTTCGGTATCACGATAAACAAAGGACTCAATCCAGGGCAGTTCATCAACAAAACGGACTTATCTATGTGGTATATCAAGGAGGAAGTCAGAGACCGAAAATGGGACAGACTGATGGAACTCCTGAAATTAGAAGGTCTCAACGTTATTGAAGTGTAAGTAAACAGTTATAGTACCGTTACATTTTGTTAAATTTAATTGTAAAGAAAAATGAAAAAGTATGAATTGGTAGCCGCAGTGGCTAAGGAAACTGGGATGACCCAGACAGACGTGAACAAAGTAATCGACGCAATGTGTCCTGTAATCGTAAAGGCTTGCGTTGAGGATGGTGACGAAGTGAACCTGCCTACGCTTGGTAAGTTCAAACAGAAGGTCAACCCTGCTCGCAAGGGCATCAATCCGTTGACCAAGAAACCGATGGATGTGCCTGAGAGTCATACGTTGAAGTTCACACCGACAACAACTATCAAGAAGGTTATTCAGCCCAAAGCAGCAAAGAAAGCTAAAAAGTAAGCGAATACCCGAATGACGAGAGAACGGAGATTGGCGAATAATGTTTGCTTTTCTCCGTTTCTTTTTCTCCCAAAGTTTATAATTACAATTTAACAAAAGTAGAATGTAATGAAAGCAATAACAACGAAAGAAAAGTTACCAAAGTTTCTTGTAGTGAATGCCGAAGCTCCGAGCAAGCCTTGGAATAAGTATTTGCTGAAACCTTACGAGAAAGGTGAAATTGTGAAAGTCGCTCCGTTTGAAGAACAAGTATCTCACCCCAGCGTTGGTTCAACTCCTGAACAGTTCCGCAAAAGATACGTTGTTATATATCGTAAAGATGAAGAAGGCAAATGGACGCTGAAATATACACAAGGATGGGAATCATTTGATTTATTAACAACAATAAAAAAGAAGTAGTATGAAACGTTTGAAAAGATTTATTTTGAGCTTGTTGCTCACGAAACAGGAACGAGTTATGATTTGGAACGCTCTTTGGTTCTCTAATCATACCTACAGGAGAAGGGGAAATGTAGATGGTGCTGCCGCAGTACAGATGGTGATGAACAGAACTGAGGGGTTGATTGTACCGAAAGGCAGAAAATACTCCGAAAAAGAACTTGTCGAGATTGTTGAAGGAATTGTCAACGAAGCGGCAAAGGCAAGCGAGGAAATAACAAGACACGTTGCCCGCCAAGAGTTCAACAAAGGCTATCGGAAAGGAAGAAGCGAAAGAACGATTGAAGAAATTGCTGAACCGCTCAGACCTTTCGGCAGAACCGTACACGTTGAGGAGAAAGACGGCAAATTGGAAGTTGATATGGAACTCAACGAAGGTATGGAGATTGACCGTGAGAAGTGCGAAACATGCGATGCTCGTGAAGGCTGTATTATCTTCGCTATGATATTTGGTCACGACAAAGAAGAGGATGCCGAGGGCAGCGATTCAAAGCCGACTGAAGGCGAAGATACCGATAAGGAGGAGAAGAATGAAGAGCAAGCACCCGAAGGCACTGAAGGACATCACGAAGCTCCGAAGGAAGATGAGGGCAAATAAAATTCTTTGATTGTCTATATAGAAACCGTGCGGCAAGGTTAATAACTAAGTCACACGGTTTCAACATTTAATAACAAGATATGATAAAGAGTAATTACATAGTATTTGACTGCGAAACAGGTGGGTTATATGAGGACAAAAACCCAATAACCCAATATGCTGCGGTTGTTCTTGACGGCTCTACTTTGAAAGAGATAGACCGTTGGGAAACTTTCGTCAAGCCTTATGCTGATTTAGTTATCGAACAAGATGCGTTGGATAGAACTATGGTGAGTATGTCCGATATAAACAAGGGCATGAGTATTAAGGAGTTTATTTCAACCGCTACGGAGTTCTGGGAAACTCATAGAGCAAAGTCCAAGAAGAAGGAAATGGGACGGCTTGTACCAGTAGGTCATAACGTTCCTTTTGATATTCGGTTTTTGAATTACGCTCTTTCTCTTCAGAAGAAGGATGATGTTGAGTTTTGGATGTATCCGAATATCATTGATACCTTTCCGCTTGCTAAGTTAGCGTGGGGAATTAATGGAGACGAGAAAATCAACTTGGGAGCTTCTTGCGAGAGGGCAAAGATACGACTTACAGATGCTCACGGAGCGATGAATGACGTAGAAGCGACAGCCGACCTTCTACGCTGGTATATGCGTAAACTCCGAGCTAAGAAAGGAGAAGGAGCGGCAGAAGCTACTCAGGGCAGAGCGAAGGGTGATGAGTTCTTTGAGTTCAAATGTGGAGCAAAGTAACTTCCCAAAGTTAAGAATTACAACGGAGCAAAACTGGTTGTGAGAAGTCGTAACAAAAATGGTAGTGTAGAGTGCGTTGAACTATCTACTTAATAGCAATGATTGCTCCGTTCTTATTCAGAATAAACAGTTATAGTATCAATAAATGTAAATTAAAATCGTATGTCTGAAACAAATGAAACTCCGAAACGCAAACGGAGAACAAAAGAAGAGATTGAAGCTGCTAAGGCAGCAGGCACTTACAAGCCGAGAACAAGAAAGAAAGTTGAGGAAGCTCCGAAAGAGGAAACATCGAAAGCTCCTGAGGAGTTCCAAGCAAAACCTACGAAGCTGCCTGCTGAACAATCCGTTCTGATTATGGCTTGCCTTCAGCCTGAGGTATCAAAGAAAGCTATTGAAGCCGCAAAGGAGAAAGGCGTTGAGGTTGTAATTCTTGAAGACCGAGTAATTCACGACTATCTGAGCGTCAGAGACCGTGAAGGAAAAGAAGAGAGAAGTTTGGGAGACTTCCTGAATGACACTTCCAATCGTTTACATGCTGAAGACCAATGCGTAAAGTTATGGATGATACTTACGCACGGTCAGCCGATTGAGAATGCAGAGCAAAGAGTATTCACGAGAACGGAGGTTGTTAAGGCGACCAACCTGACTCATAATAAAGCTGACCAAGTCTTTCAGTTACTCCGAGCCTTCGGAATGTTACGTTTCACGAAAGGAACGCACGAGTTTGTTCTCAACTTCAGCAAGAATAAATGTCACGATACTATCAAGACAGAAGTTCTTGCGATGTGTAAGGCGATGAACAACGACATTCTCCGTTACAAGGCATCAATCGAAGCCGATACTGAATTGACGAAAGAGCAAAAAGATGAACTGTATAAAGAATTACAAAGAGCCGTTGACGAGACAATCGAGTATTAACCAAAAACGGACATAAAAGAGTTTGAGAGCTAACAGGGTGTAAAAGCCTTGTTAGCTTTTGTCGTATAAAGAGGATTGATATGATAGCAACAGTACCAGACATAATTGCGAAAGCTCCTGTAACCTTGTTACAGTCTCCGATGCATCAATTGGAATGTCTCAATATAGTAGATGAGATAATTGACGGCATGGACGATAAGGGAATATTGGAGCTTATGCAAGGTTCAGGAGGAGACTTGGATTGGGTATTAGATAACTTGATGAAAGACACTTATCAGGTTATGTACACGGGAGACCCAAACATTGACTTTGCTCCCAAATATACAGATAGACTTTCACAGTCTATCGAAGAAACATTGCGGACACGCAACCTTACTTACTTTATTACTTCGGTAATGCCTGACTTTCAATTGTCTTGGCATCATTTGGAATGGGGAGACTTGGTACACCGATACAATAAATTATGTATCAACGCTGCCCGTGACCATGGTAAGTCGTATTATTTCTCAAATGCCTATTGTGCTTGGAAGCTCTATTCCTACGCAAAGCCTAAATCAAGTGTATTCTCTGCCCGACCTACGAAGAGCAATTCCAATCGTGGGTATTTGTTTAGCTTCTCACTCCAGCAGTCTGTTGACCTTATGGAGATTTTGAAAGGAACGATTGAGAGTAATGATATTCTCAAAGACAGATTGTATCCTGATTCAAGAAATAGCGGAGCGTGGGCGAGTACGAACATAGTATGTAGGAACGGAGCGAGGTTGACGTGTAAGGGGTTTGGCTCATCAGTACGTGGTGCTCACCCATACTGGATAGTAGTAGATGATGGACTGAAAGATAACGTCATATACAGTGCTCTACAACGTCAGAAAAGTATAGACTATTTCCACGCTGTTATTATGAACATGCTCGTGCCAGGAGGACAAATCATTGTCGTTGGTACTCCGTTCCACGCTTCGGACTTATACGGAGACTTGAGGAGCAAGAGCATATTTGCTACACATAATAAGAAGGGTTGGTTTGTAATTGAATATCCTGCTATATTCCCTGACGGACGTATCTTGTGGCCACAGCGTTGGAGCTTCTTCGATTTGATGGACAAGAAAGCAACGCAAGGTAACATCATCTTCAGCCGTGAGAACTTATGCCGACCTATTACCAATGAGGCTTCTATATTCCCATTGAAAGTCTTGGAACGTTCTTTGGTACGTATGGAGAACTACACGTTGGTACGCAATCGTGATGACTTCCCGATTAAGTTTAACAAGGTTGTTACAGGTTGTGACTTCGCAATATCCGCTAACGTAGGAAGTGACTACACTGTATTTACGACTTGGGGAGTAGATGACGAAACAGGAGAGCGTTGGTTGTTGAACTTTTACCGAGATAAGGGCAAGACCTTCCACGAACAGATGCAAATATTGAAGGGAATCAACGCAAGATTCAGACCTGATAGCATGGTGATGGAGCAAAACACATTCCAACAGATATTCGTTCAGGAAAGCGATAAACAGGGATTGCCAGTTATAGGACATACCACTGGAATAGATAAGTACGACTTGAAGACAGGCTGGCCAGGATTGGCTATTGATTTTGAGAGAGGTAAGATACATATACCAACTGGAGATAAGTATTCACAAGATGTAAAAGATTTGATTTTCTCTGACCTTGGTTCGGTAGCATTTACAGATAAAGGACTTGAGTCAGTAGGAGAACATGACGACATCTCATCCAGCTTCTGGCTTGCTAAGTTAGGTGCTAACTTGATAACTACTGGTTTCAAATATACCTTCCTTTAATACCCAGAGTTTATAAGGGTAAACTGTAAATTAAATTGGTATAGCTAAGAAGAGTGAGGGTGAAAAGAAACCGTTTTGTAATTGCGTATCTGTAATTGTTACGCATCTTGGAGATTATTCCGAGAAATGTTATCAAGTAACGGACGGTCAGGGCAGAAAGAGCTTTATTCCAAAGTCGGCTGTCTATTGTAAGGATGAGTTCAGTCAAAGACGAGCATATTATATTGCTATATGGGCTTTGCGTAGAAGTGTATTGGGATATTCCCAAACAAAGCGTTGGGGTCATTGGGACGAAACCAAGCAACAAATTGTAAACTGTTTTAGATTTAACAATAAAAAAGATTTGGAAATGAAACAAAGAAAAGTTAAGATGATTTTGAAAGACGGGGGGTCAAGCTCCTGTCTATGCTACTCCGAGAAGTTCAGGAGCCGATGTGAGAGCGAATGAAGATTTCACAATCAAGCCGAATGAACGCAAGATGATTCACACGGGTATTTATATGCAATTGCCCGAAGACATGGAAGTTCAAGTAAGACTGAGAAGCGGTTTGTCCATGAAACACGGTATCACTTGTGTGAACGCTCCTGGCACTATTGATAGCGATTATCAAGGTGAGTGTAACATTCTTCTTATCAATCACGGAGAAGAGGAAGTGACTTTCAAGAGAGGAGAGCGAGTTGCTCAGTTTGTATTCGTAGAGAATGTTGTTCAGGCAGACTTTGAGTTTGTTGAAGAGTTCTCCGAGACTACGGAACGAGGAGCAGGTGGATTTGGTCACACAGGAACTAAATAACACGATGTACGTGAACGGTTCATTCCATATGATAAGCAACGGAAAAGATTTGGTTGTAGGGGTTGATTTTGCTTCCCACCGCAGCGACTTTTCCGTTGCTACTGTTATGCGTAAAGTAGAAAACGGAGTTTTTGAAATACTTGAAAGCAGCATAATTGGCAGAGGTATTCCCAACGAAGATTATAAACAAAAGGTTTTGGATAATTATGAAAAATTTTGCAATCAAGAAACCGTTGAGCAAAAATCAACTTGACGATTTGACCAATGGGCTTGTAAACGCTATGCGTTATTCAGACCCAAATGTTGAATACCCAAGTTATGATAAGGCGAAACAAGATGATGGGGTAATGGCTGAATGGTTTTATCCCATTTTCAATGGTAGCAATGACTTCTCCGAGCTTACTGCTATCCATATGTACACTACTCAGGAAGCTACGTTTGAGGACGTAGGTGAGCTGCTATTGGGCATTGCTCTGACTGAAATGAAGCACTACGATAAGCTGTCAGACTTTATCCGAAAGATAGGAGGAAAGATTGACCAAAGATATAACAATTCAGGTGTTACAGTAGGAAAGACCGCAGAAGAAGCGATTGAAATAGCAATCGGTGCGGAAGAGAAAACAATTGACTTCTATGAGAACTTGCAAAAGAAGCTCTTGAAGTTACAAGAAACGGAGACAATAAAGATAGCACTTCAACTGCTTGCTAAATTAGTAGCGGATGAGGTTGTTCATCTCAAACTATTAAAAGAACAATTAAAGAATGATTAACAAAATGAAATGTAACGGTATTGATTTGTTAGCAGACTACGTGTTCTTGTCCAAATACTCTCAACGTAAAGAGGATGGACGACTTGAGCACTGGGACGAGACCATTGACCGTATCTATCAGATGCACAAGGTCAAGTTAAAACAATTAGGTTTGCTGGGTGATGAAACGCTTGCTATGATAGAAGAAGCAAAACGTTTGGAAGTTGATAAGAAAATATTGTCTTCACAGCGTGGACGGCAGTTCGCTTCTCCTTCGGAAACAAGCGGAATATTGAAACATGAAGCTAAGTTATACAATTGCTGCTCTACCTACGTTGACCGTGTAGAAGTATTCAGTGAAATCATGTATCTGCTTCTTTGCGGTTGTGGAGTTGGTTATTCCTTACATAAGGAGTATATTGATAAGCTACCAATCGTCAAACCATATAACGGAGACCAAAGACCTCAATTTTTTGTTGAAGATAGTATCGAAGGATGGGCTGATTCAATCCGAGAGCTTATGACGGCTCTATTTGAAGGCAAGTCTGCTGATATATACTTTGACGCTATCAGACCAGAAGGAGCATTGATTGACGGCAAGTTCCTTGCTCCTGGCCCAGAGCCGTTAATAAAAGCCCATAATCATATCAAAGAAGTCATGAAAGTCGCTCAAGGCAGAAAGCTCACGAGTATCGAAGTTCATGACATTATTTGTTATATAGCCGACAGTGTTGTAAGCGGAGGGGTGAGACGTTCTGCTATGATTGCTTTGTTTGATAAAGACGATGAGTTGATGCTCCGAGCTAAGACAGGAAGCTGGTGGACGGACAATCCTCAAAGAGCTATGGCAAATAATAGTATTCTTGCTACTTTGTCTGACCCTATGGGCTACGAGGAAATGAAAGACAAACTCCAAGTCATTCGTCAGTTCGGAGAGCCTGGTTTTGTAAATGTAAAGAGTTACAAATACACGGTCAATCCTTGTGGTGAAATTGTTATGGAGCCTCAAATAAACGGCAAGACTGGATTTGCGTTCTGTAATCTTGTTGAAATAAATGCTGAGCGAGTTAAAACCAAAGAGGAGTTTTTGGAAGCGTGTCGTGTAGCTTCGTTTGTAGCGACTGTTCAGGCTCTTTATACTGACTTCAAATATCTGTCTCCTGCTTCTCGTGAAATAGCCGAGCGTGATAGAGCTATCGGAGTGAGCATAACAGGCATATATGCCAATCCTATCCTTCGTGGTGAGGTATTAAGAGAAGGAGCGAAGGCAGTTTCAGAAACCAATGCGGAATGGGCAGCAATATTCGGTATAAACAAGAGCCGTACTTGTACGACAATTAAACCGAGCGGCAATGCTTCTTCTATTCTTGGTTTGTATTGTAGCGGTATTCATCCAGCTCATGCGGAAAAGTATTTGCGTAGAGTTCGTATCAAAACTTACAGTCCAGAGTTCATTGCTTTGAAAGATACTCCGTTGGTAAAAGTTCTACGAGGGGATGAAGCGGTGATAAGTTTCCCAATTGAGTCTGATGACCCGAATATGATATTCAAAGACGAGGTATCAGCCGTTGAGCATCTCAAGTTTATCGGTATGGTAAAACATTATTGGATAAACAAAGGAAGCGTTAATACCAAAGCCGTTGCTAACAATATATCCGCAACCGTTGAGGTGAAAGATGATGAGTGGGACGAAGTAGCAGCTGTTCTGTTTACCAACGATTATCTATTCACTGGCGTGAGCTTGTTACCGAAGATGGGCGACCAAATTTATGACAACGCTCCATTCCAACGTTTATCTTCCTCAGAAGTCGAAAGTGAGTACAATGCTATCAAAGAGTATCTTGATACCCACGAAGTAGATTTCAACGAGATAATGAGCGACCGTGAGAACTTCTATTCAGGCGACATGGTAGCCGTAGGATGTTCGGGAGGAGCCTGTGAATTGAAATAGATATGAAGATTGAAAGTTTTATATTAAGTATTCTCAAGAAGATTGAAGAGTCATGGCCAGGAGTTATTTGCTATGCTTATAAAACTGGTAACGCTCCGATGACCTACGTTTGGTGGGAAGTCTCCGTTTCAGATTTTGATTTGTATATGCACGATAAGCGTTTCAAAACTCTTACCAACGCTTGGCATAAAGCAGCGAAAGCTCAAGGGCATAAGATAATCTTTGTTTGTGGTTGGAAGCCTACGGAGGAGAAACTTGTCAAACTGATGGAAGAGGATAATTTGATATTGAACGTGTAATTTAATTGTCTCATTTAAGTATGATTTGAGAGGAGCTACTTGTGAAAGTCGCTCCTTTCTTTTTAACAAAAGTTAAATTTAGCAAAGTTTCTTATAAAAAGTTTTGCGGTTATAAAATAAGTTCGTAACTTCGTACCAGATAATCAATATAACAAAGTCATGGGAGCATTTATACCAAGTAAATATCAAAGAGCCGTTTACATCTATATTGAGAAGGGTAAAGGCAATGCGGTTATAGACGCAGTAGCAGGTTCAGGAAAATCTACAACGATTGTGAATGCGTTGAAACTTATTCCGAAGAACAAGCGAGTATTGTTTTTGGCGTTCAACAAGGCAATCGTAGAGGAACTGAAAATCAAAGTAGGTAATCTCAACAATGTAGATATTAAAACGCTACATAGTTTGGGAGCTTCGGCAACTATGCGAGCTTTGAACTCTCAGCTTCAGGTTGATAAATATACGGCTTGGGTTAATAATGGTATCAAATACTCTTCCCTTTCTCCGAAGTCAGACTTGTTACCTGAACAGATGTCAACTTGGAAAGGCAATATCTTGAAGCTCATTGACCTTGGTAGAGTAAACTTGGTTAAGTCCGAGAAAGACTTGGAAGAGCTTGCTTGGAAACATAACATTGATTTGGAAGACAACGAAGTTGATATTGCTATTAAGGGTATCAATTGGGGCGAAAGGGAAACGCAAGTCATAGACTTCACAGACATGATATACTTCCCGAACGTCAAACAGATAAAGATGTTCCAATACGATTGGGTATTCATAGACGAGTGTCAGGACTTGAACGCTGCCCAAAGAAACTTGTTCTTGAAATGCTTGAAACCTAATGGTAGATTTGTAGCTGTTGGAGACCCACGTCAGGCAATCTATGGTTTTGCTGGAGCGGATGTTGAAAGTTTCAATCTTTTGAAGAGACTTCCGCACACCGTGAAACTTCCTTTATCCGTATGTTACCGTTGCGATGGAGACATAATCGGTATGGCCAAAGAGATAGTGCCTCAGATAGAAGCAAGAGCAGGTGCACCAGCAGGTGTAGTTAGTCGGGAGAGCGTTATGGCGGATGTTAAGGATGGTGATATGATACTTTGTAGGGTTTCAGCTCCGTTGGTTAAATTGTGTATGCAATATATCGGGAGAGGGGTGAAAGCGTATGTGAAAGGAAGGGATATTGGAACCAATCTTATTAACATGATAAAGAAAACCAATCGCAAGCAGATTAAGGACGTAATGGAGAGACTTGAAAGGGAATTATCACGGATAATCGGAAAGGTGGTAGCAAAGCAGGGATGCACCGAAGCTGAAGCGAAGGAACATGAAATGTATAAGAACTACGAGGACAAGTTGAGAGCAATCGAAGTTCTTTCAGAAGGGTTGGCAACTTCCCAAGAAGTGATTGACCGCATAGACATGATTTTCTCCGATGATAACAAGAACGGTATTTGTTTGAGTACGATACACAAGTCAAAAGGTTTAGAGAGCGACCGAGTATTCATCATATGTGAAGATAAGCTCTATTTGAAATATTGTATGACCGTTCCGTGGATGGCGGAACAAGAACGCAACCTTGTCTATGTTGCGATAACAAGAGCCAAGCACTTTTTAGGATATATTCAAGACTTTGTAGCATAAAAGTTAAATATTGCCCAAAAATAGAAAAAGTTTGGAAATTATTTTGCCGTTTGAAAAATACTCCGTACCTTCGTAGTGTAATTGTAAATAAAGATTGTAAATCAAACAGTAAATTTCAAAGAATATGGAAGCAACAAATCAGAATTTAGACAGCGTATTAAAGAAGCTGAGAAAGTTACAAAACCTTTACGAAGGTGCAAAGAAAATCAACTCTGAAGGAGAAGCGAACGCAGCTGCTGCGGCTATACAAAGACTTCTTACCCAGTACAACTTGTCTATGGATGAGATTGGAACGGACGAGGAGAAAGCAAAAGATACTGTGTTTGAAGAGAAAGTGGACGGATTCACCTACAAGAGTATCGGAGGAGAATGGGAGTTCCGTTTGTTATACGTTCTTTGTAAATGGAATTTCTGCAAATGTTTTCAAGTAGGAAGCACTTACAGAAGATTGATGATTTTCGGTAAGAAAGAAAACATTGAGACCGTTAAGTGGTTGCGTGGAATGCTTGCTGAACGTTTCGTAGCGTTCTCCAAAAATCGTTTCAAGGAGTACAAGAAAACCATGGAGTATGCTATGAAGCCTATCAGTATGGATAAGTATCAGAGAAGTTACTTGATGGGCTGTGCAGCTGGGCTGGATGCTAAGCTGAAAGAGGAGAGTGACCGAGAAAAAGCAAAGAATGCCGAATATGGAGCAAAAGTTACAGCTTTGGTAGTTCGCAATGATACAGCCGTTACCGAGTATATTGAAAACAAGTACAAGGTTGGTAGAGGAAGAGCGAGAAAAGAGAATTTTGATTCAGCCAGAGCCTACGGATATAAGGATGGCAAGAACACGGAGCTTCACAAGCAAGTAAGTGCGGGAGCGAAGAGTCAAGCCGATGGAGTGAAATTGCTTAAATAAACCATATGACTTTGATTGTGATTATGGGGTTGTCCTTCGGGATGGCTCCCATAGTTATTATAAGAAAACATTTGAAACATGAATATATTATTTGACGGTAACTATTTGTTCCACAAAACATTCTCCGTTTTCTCTACCTATTACAAAGGGCAAGACATGGGAGACGTTCTCCAAGATAAGGAGAAACAGCAAGTATTGATACGCAAATGTATTATGGACATGTGCTTTGCTTTGAAAAAGTTTAAGGACATCAAACGAGTAGCATTTGTGATAGATAGCTCTTCATGGCGTTACAGTATCTACGATGATTACAAGTACGCTCTTACGAGGGTTAGAGACCCATTTTACAAGCATTTCCTGACTGTATTAGATATGTTTGAGGCTCTTCTTCGGAGAAAAGGACTAATCGTCAGTAGAGTCATGGGAGCAGAGGGGGATGACCTTCTGTACGTATGGGGCTTGTACTTTGGATATTGTTTGGACGAAGAGCTGGTAATAATTACTGGTGATTCCGATATTCGACAAATCATGAACAAAAACGTTTCCTTGTTCAACAATAACTCAAAGAACTTGAAGATGTATTGTATCCCAGAGAAGGAAGTGTTTTGGAACGAGTATCTTGAAACTGATGTTCAGGTCATACCTACGAAGCCATTTGAGGTTTTGTTATATAAGGTCATTATGGGAGACACTTCTGATAACATTCCGAAGCTCAAAGCAGGGTTTGGACCAAAAGCCTTTGAGAAGTTTATTGATTTCATCAGTCCTTACCACGAGCCGAAAGATATTGACCTTGTGCCTATGGCGCAATGGATTGCCAAACGTTTCTCCGAGTTTACGAAAATGAAAGAGGAGGAAGTGTTGGGACAAGTTTTATTCAATCTGAAGATGACGTGGTTGAACTTGTCTGTATATAACAATACCGATTATCAGACTAAGAACGGAAAGAGCCTTCTTGAAAATATGCTTGACGATGTAAACGACCAAAAGAATAAATACAGTTATAGTAAAGCATACACGTTAGAAGATTTTTATGGTATGGCAATCAAATAAACATTGATAAATATGAAAAAGAAAACAATCATCTGGGTTGCAATTATTGTAGCCGTAGTTATCGGAGCGTTGGTGTATATGCACTACACTCCTGTTTGGGTATCAATCTCAAACGTTGTGAGTTTAGCAATCGGTGTCGTTGTCGGCTGGATTGCTCATGTTTTGTATAACAAATATATCAAAGAGTAATCATGGACGAAATTAGCAAAGCGATTCAAGGAGCGAGAGCTGCTCAGCGAGGACGCATCATGGGAAGTTTCTCAAACTTCCAAGAAGTAACAGCGGATGACGATGCTATCCGCAAAGGTGAAGAAGTATCGGAGGAAAATCCATTTGACAAAGCTGCCGAAGAAGCGGATGTGGAGAAGTCCGATGTAATGGATGCTTTATCCTATCAGGGAGACATTAAAGTGTCTAAGACTGGTAAGGAGATTAAAGACCAAGTGGACACCGTTCTGCTGCCTGCTATGACGGCAGACTTGGCTGTAAAGGAAGCTGAAGCCGATAAGAAGTTGAAAGACTGTGGAACAGCTCCGACCAAAGACCCAGACAAGTGGTGGACGGACGGTATCAAGATGGACTGCGGTTACAAAATCTATGATTGGGAAGAAACCTATGTTCCTAACAATGACGGAGGAAAGATGATGAGTTCTCTTTCGGCTTCGGATGCAGAGGACAAGAAAGGTAACGTGCCCGAAAATCAAGAGCAAGCAACATGCCGTAGAGAGTACAACGATATTGTACGAGCTATCTGCAATATCAAAGTTGATATCAAGGCGTGTGAGATTTTGAAAACTCTTGCGGATAACAAGGAGTTTGAACTTTCACCACGTCAGGTATTAGCATTAAGGTTTTAACGTGGGGAGGTGTACTGCGACTGGAGAGGGAATTGAGTTGTGAAACTTGGTTCCCTTTCATTTTTCTCCCATAGTTATTAAGTAAAATGTTACACTATGCCAATAGATAATGATAATCCACAAGTATGGAGCTACTTTAAGCGAGGAGATATTGTCAAGGATTCAGAAGATAGTGTTTGGGGCAATACTAAATTTGAAATCACTGGGTTTCATGGTAATTGGTACTGTCCTTTATTATCAACGAATATATGCGGCAAGTTCTATCCCAGCGGCAATCCTCAGCGTTGTAATTTAGGAGTGAGAGAAGCAAGGTTAATTAACGCAGCTCACCGACCTTTCAAAAGAATGAAAAAAGTTCCTTTGCTGAAACTAATGGCGAAAGGAAACGTGGAAGCGAGGAGAGAATTTGTTATGAGAGTAAATACAAAAACTTTATAATTTATGTTTGAACAAGCAGCATGGTATGATAAGCTCCCAAACGAGAGCTTGGAAGTGTACGAGCCTCATTTGAGATTATTCTTTGAGACTATGTACGAGCGACAAATGATTTGGAAACGTAGGTTCATAGACAAGAAGGAAAGACCTTGGACAGACAACAAGATATTCCAAGAGTCAAAATTCACGAACGTGTACCGAGAACTTGACCGAAACAGTCAATGGCAAATCAAAAACATTCTTCTTGATGAAAGTCTTTCTTTGAAGAACTTGGTTTGGAAGATGATGGTTTTCCGTTTCTTCAACAATCCTGAAACATTCGAGTTTGAACCGAAGGGAAAGAGCGTTCAACCCAGTCTATTCGGAGCACCTATCAAATCAGGACTTAAACAAGCTCAATCTATGGACGAGCTTATTTCAGCCAAGAAGTGGAAGAATGGTATTCCCGATTGGGAGGAGTATGACGAAGATGAATTCAGCCGTTTCATTGCGGGCGTTCGGAGTTCGGGTCAAAATCCATATACAACCGCTTACTTGATAAACTCTCAAGCAACACCTGGTCAGCCAAGAGATTATTGCTATACAAGGGTTGTAATTCCTCATCTGCATAAGAACGTAGGAAAACTCATTGCTACGGTGATGAAAGCTAAGAGACCAGAAGATATTATTGAGTATCTGAAAACCTTCCCTGCTGTTGCGGACTTTATTGCTCATGAGTTCTATCAGGACTTCACATACATAGAGAGATACAGAGGACAACAGTTTATGAAGTTCGACCAAAACGACTTCACGAATGTTGGGCCAGGGTGTAGTATCGGCATACGTCTTATTTATCCGAGCCTTTCAACTCTCAGAGAACAGAAACCTGCTATATATTGGTTACGTGACCTTGCGGCTGAATGGCTTGAAAAGATTGGCGAAGAGAGGGGTGAGCGTTTTCCGTATCTTTATTGGGACATAGAAGATGGTGAGTATTATACAGCCGATGAACCAAACATAACTCTTCATCAGATTGAGATGTGGCTATGCGAGTTCCAAAAATACTGGAAGATGATTATCGGAGAAGGTAAACAACGCAGCAAATTTCAACCGAGAAGCAAATCAATTATTTCAAAATAACAATGGACAAGAAATTAACAGAATTTTTTGAGAAGAAAGAATTTGAGGTTGTAGAAAAGAAAACTACAACCCAAGTTCTTATTCAGAACTTACTTGCGTTCAGTGTACGTGAGAAGAAGGGAGGGTTGTTTGATATTTCAATCAACATAGTAAAGGACGAAGAAGAAAAGGAGAAGCTGAGAAAGCGTATCAACCGTGAAGGCTCTTCGGAGAATGAAGGTTGGAACATAGATTTGGAGAAAACTCCGATACTTCACAACGTAACGATAAGCCAATTTGAAGCCTTCTGTAAGCAAACTAAGCTCATTGCTCAGGTGAAACGTCTTTCGGAGTTCCGAGAGGTACAGAGCGACTTCACGTTGGCAGTAGCAGAAAAGGACGGCAAAACTTTGAAGTGGCGTTCAAACCTTCCTACGGAGAAGCATATTGTTGATGCTGTATTCAAAGGCAGCGAGTACACTCACCGTTCAGTAGGTTTGGGCGGTTTAACTCTTACCAAGAAAGACGTTGTATTGGACTTGGGTGGTAATATCGGAGCTTTCACTTGCGACATCTTCGATAAAGTCAAAAAGGTCATTGTATTTGAACCTGAAGATGTGAACTATGAATTTCTATCTACGAATATAGAAGACAACGGAGCAAAGAACGTAATTGCCCACAAACAAGCCGTAGTTGGTAATGACGATAAGGTGCGTGACTTCTATCTGGGTAAAGCTCCGTATTATTATTCATTCTTGGTAAAACATAACCGCAAGCGAGTTCCTGTTGAGTGCGTGAATATCAACGAGGTTATGAAGAAGTACAACCCTACCAAGATGAAGGTTGATATTGAAGGCTCTGAATGGGAAGTTCTTATCAACTGCACGGACTTCGGGAATGTTGACCAGATAATCTTTGAGTACAACTTCGATATGAATATGGACTTGAAAGAGGACTTCAAGCGGTTCAAGGCTCTTCGGAAACATCTCAAGAAACACGGCTTTGACGTTCAGGAGATGGAGCGAGATATGAAGCAGAATTGGAATTTGGTTTTCATGGTAACAAAGAAATAAGCTATGCCGATTTCAAAGAAAATAAAAGAACTCAAGGAGCCATTGGAGGTAGATTTACAGCTGATGGCTTCTGAGCTTGATACTTCGGTTAAGAACATGAAGTATTTGTCGAAAGATATGATGTCCGATGCTACGTCAATTGATGCGTTCGATGCGTTGGTTGAGGACATAGAAAGAGGAGAAGGAAGCGAGGTGACAACGTTTGATGACAATACCATTTTATATGAGTATTTGGACGAAGCTGTTGTTGTACATAACGTTCTTGGCGTTCGTTACGTTCTATTTGATAGTATGGTGACGCAGAAGATAGAAAACAAGTTGGACAGTTATAGATAGTTCAAACATTCATTTATAAATTTCAAGTATATGAGAACAATTGTCATTTTCAAAACGGCTACACCCGATGAAAGGATTGTCTTGCGTACTGACTCAATGTATGACGACTACGAGAGTGTGTTCACCGTCATGACCGTTGAAGGAAGTATCGAAGGAGTAATCAATGAATTCAAGGGCGGTAGCATTATCAGCCTTTCTACAATATCAAGATTTGTTGCTAACAATACTGGTATTGAAGCAGTGGCTATGTCTCCTGACGATGCTAAGTTGGATGTTGCCACAGCAACACCTAAGTTCCTATCAATTGATGTCTTTCCGATATTCAATGAAACGTCTTATCGTGAACATGTTTCTCCTGAATATCAGGAACGGTATTCATACGAGGACTCAAAAGACTCATTGCCTTGGTTGGCTATTAAGTCTGTGAAGGCGGTGTTAGCTACTCCGTTTGACTTGGAAATATCACACAACGGCAGTGCTTGTACTTTCGGAGGTAATTCTGAGAAGGTTGGAACAGTATCGGGAACGAAGATTACAATATCAGACTTCCAGAACGTAATGTTTGCTTGTAAGGATGATTTGGGAGTAGATGACCCGAAAGGCGTTTGGCAGCTCAAGTTCACCATGAACGGCATTACCGATATTCGTGAAGTGGTAATTTCCTAAAACGACAAGAATATGAGAGATTTTGTAATTGTAAACAAAGAAGACACTACCAAGAAAGCAACTCTGAGGGTTGATATGGTAGAGGATAAGACCGAGAAACTCACTATCATGTGGTGCGATGGCGTTCGTGATACGGAGTTTGAAAAGATTATCCCATGGAAGTGCGGAACGGTAACATCAATGACCGAGATTGAAGAGTGGGCAACTCAATATCAGTCTGAGCTGGATGTTTATATGTACGGAGGGGAGCAAGTTCAAGTATTGGGCGCACCTACTCACAAACTGACCGTTACAGCTACTGTTACGAACAACAGCAAGGCGAATGTAATTCTGAAAGGAACGAAAGAAGGAGCTTTGCCTGTAAGTGATGAAATTGAGCTTACTTCGGGAGAGCCGAAAGAGATTCAAGGTATTGAAGGATACAGCTACACGTGGGAGCTTGTAAGCCCATACACTTGGACTTCGGGAGCACCTGAGGCTTTTGTTTGTACTGAAGATAAGGATATTGCTTTAGCAATTTCTTTCCCAGTAGCATAAGAAACAAGAAGTCAAATGAAGAAAGGAGGGCATTGAAAAATGTTCTCCTTTTTATTTGTTTACACATTTTACAGTTATAGGATATTCAAATGTAAAATTGATTTCAATATAGTATGGGTAATTCATATGCTAAACAGTTAGATGCCATTGCTCTTGCAGAAGCGAAGCTGAAGGCAAAAAGGTTTAGGACACTTGAGAAAGCTCTAAGGTCAGACTCACCAGAGGATATGATAAAGGCTACTCAGGTGTTCAACCAAATTCAGCCAAAAGTGGAGCAAAATCCAAAGGCATTTTTCATTGACCCATTGGAGTTCAATTCCAATTTAGGGTACAAAGATAAGCCGTTTTCATTGACGTACACTACGTTGAAGAGAATGTCGAAGACACCTATCATAAATTCAATTATCAAAACAAGAAAGAATCAAGTAGCAGACTTCGCAGAGCCTCAAGAAAACAAGTATTCAACTGGCTTCGTTATCCGAAAGAAACCGAAATTTGGAATTGAACAAAAGATGGATAACAAAGACCGAAAGATTGCGTATGCTATTACTGAATTTATCTTGAAGGGCGGTAATGTTAGTCAATGGGAGCATGACGACTTCGATACGTTTATCAGAAAGATTGTTGATGACTCTTTGACTTACGACCAATTAACTTTCGAGTGTATTCGCAACCGAAGAGGACAATTGGAGAGTTTCATGGCTACTGATGCCGCAACTTTCCGAATGGCTGATTCATACTTTGATAAGGATTATGATAATGTTTTCTTCCAAAGAAACGGAGCGAATGTATGGCAAGATAGGAACGATTATGGGCCAAAGGTTTATGGCTATTATCCTGCTTATGTTCAGGTGTATCAGAATGTCAAGGTCAATGAGTTCTATCCTTGGGAGCTTTGTTTTGGAGTTCGCAATCCTTCTACTTCAATATACTCAAATGGGTATGGTTGTTCCGAGCTTGAAGAGCTTATCAACGTTGTAACATCTATGCTTTGGGGAGATGAATACAATAGACGTTTCTTCAGTCAAGGTTCAGCTCCGAAAGGTTTATTGCGTATTAAGGGAACAAACAACGAAGCAGCACTTCAGCAATTCAAACAACAGTGGCAGTCCATGATTACAGGAGTAATGCAGTCTTGGAAAACTCCTGTCGTGGAAGCGGACGTGGATTGGATAGACCTTCAGAAGAACAACCGTGATATGGAGTATAGTTCTTGGATGGAATATCTTATCAAACTATCTTGTGCCATATATTCAATTGACCCTTCCGAGATAGGATGGGACATCAGCCGTTCTTCGGGGAACGGAGGATTGTTTGAAGGAAGTCAGGAACAACGCCTGAAACATTCCAAAGACAAGGGTTTGTATCCACTTCTGAAATTCCTTCAGAGGAAAATCAACAAATATATCATTGAGCAAATCAATCCTGATTTTGAACTTGTATTCGTAGGTTTGAACGGCTTGACTATCGAAGAAGAGCTTGATATGGACATCAAGAAAGTAGGCAGCTTCATGACCGTAAACGAAGCACGTGAGAAATACGAGATGAAACCGCTTGAGTTCGGAGACGTACCGACCAATGCTACTCTTATTCAGAACAAGAATGCGGAGATGATGGCTAAACAAGGTGGTCAAGGAATGGAGATGGATGAGAACGGAAACATCAAACCGAGTTCCGAGAAGAAAGGAGAGGAGCCTGACGCAGAAGAGGAAGATGAGGAGCAAAATCCTTTTGACTTGTATGCCGAAGAAAATGACGAGGAGGACACTAATAAGGGTGGACTGAGAGAAACGTTTGTAAAAGCATTTGATAACTTTCTAAATAACGAAGAAAATGGAAGTAACTAAGAAAGATGCGCCAATAGTGCGCACGTTTAGCGAGTATTTGCCTGAACCTTTCATTGACGAAGTTTCGGCAGATGAAAAGTATTACGGTTGGGCACCTATGGGAACTGCTGAAACCGATAACGGTTGGCGTATCATGAAAGAGACGAAGGACGGAACTGTTACCAAGAGAGAGTACGCTCAAGGAACAATGGACTTCATCTCAGCTTGGAGTGAACGTGCTACTTATAACTATTCAAGATAATAGATTATGGCAGGGAATACTAAAAATTTGGGGCAGGTTGCTGGTGTATATATCGGCAACACTCCACCTGAAAACATAATTCTGATTTGGTATGATAATACTCCGAGTCAGATGCGACATAAGATATACGACCCAGGATTGAGTCAGTGGGTAGTTCTTGACCAGAACGTTATCTCATTGATTACTTATTCCGAGTTGGTAAACATCGCAAAGAATGTCGGTCTGTCTATCGGTCAGTATTTCCAAATCAAGGATAAGGGAAATGCTTTGGCTCTTGCTATCACAACGACCAAAGTGCAGTATGATGATGAATTGGGTAATATCCTGATTGACGATTTGGGTACCAATATTCAATATCACGTAACTTCTTCCAATCTTTTGGTAGATGACGTTGCGGGTGTATTCGATACGGTAAACAAAAAGCTGGTATTCCAATTCAAAGAAATGGTTCCCGACTTTACTGCTGATGATTACATCATGGGTAAGGTTCAGCGTAACAACGTTTGGAGCCTTGCTAAGTATCGGTTGTCTTCTTTCTTATCGAAGGTAACTGGTAACTCAATCAGTTGGAATGGAGGCTTCTTCTTTAATTTCGGTGATGCTTTGAAAGCTCAGCTGGATAAGAAAGGAGGAGTTGTTGCCAAAGACACCTACGATACGGATATGCAGAAGGTCAATCAAGACATAGCAAACGTAGGTAAAGCAAATCAACAGATTATAGATAATGCTAACAAAGCAATAACTGATGCAACGTCTGATACGGCTATCTACGCCAAAAAGTCTCCTGCGTTAGAAACAGGAGGAGAGCCGACCGATGCAGCAAAAGGAGACAGCTTGTTAACAATCTTGTCTAAGTTTCAGAGATACATCACATGTTTCAAGTATGCAACTGGTATTCGAGTATCTCAAGACTTCACTGATGCCGTACAACCAGAATACGTCAATAACAATGATACTGTTGACTCTGCGCTCAGAAAGATACAGTACTGGTTAAAGAATGCTGGTACGGGCAGTAAACTATCACCTGATTGGACTCCGAAGGACTATGCAGGAACCATAGCCGATGTAGCAGGTGGAGATAGTCTTGACGAAGCGTTTGCAAAGGCTATCGGAAAGTTGAATCAGATTGGTACTATATCGAACGGTCAAGTTCGTTCAAAGGCAACTACTTCGGGCGGCACAAGTAGAACTATTTTCAATTTAGCTTCTGCAATTCTTTCTTTTTATAGAGATGGTACAAGTGGACATAATGTGTCTCTGAGTTCATCTTCTGGTTTGAGTATAAAGGATTCAAATAATTATGGATTGGTAGCTAATGGAGATGGTTTAGATTTTCAATCGCAAACTCAGCAAATTTTTGATATTCCTGCTTATGAAAAAAGCGGTTTAAGTAATGTTTATGGAAGAACTTCTGCTTTGTATAGAGGCAAAGCGATTTCAACAGCACCTGGATATACTTCATTAGGCATTATTTCCGCTTTATCAGCTGTTTGTAATTGGAACGGTTTAACTCCTTCGGGGGGGTATCAAGTATTTGATGCTTATTTTGCTAATTTCAAAGCTGGAGGGTTGTCTCTTGGACTTATTCATTTATCGTCCACTGACCTTTACTTGGATACCGATTGTTCTTTTGTTAGCTGCACAAACAGCGAAAATAAAAACGTATTTTTACCAGCTGACCCGCATGGTGGGCAATTGATTATTGTAAATCAAGTGAACTCTGCTAATATTGCGGTACATGGAAATGGACGTAGAATTTGCGATAGTACTAATGTAGATTCAGTGAATATTGGTTCTTCAAGAAGCTGTGGAATTTTTGTATTTAATCCTAATATTGCTACTGACCCTGGTTATAAATGGGGAATGTGGGTATTTGAACGTTGGAGCAGATAAATATGAAAGCAAAAATTATAAGTCGTTATTCAGTCAAAGTGATTGATTACGACATAGAAAAACAAAAAGCTGATAATCTTTATAAGGCTACTTTGCAAGAAAAAGAAATTGGCGATGAGTTCATAAAACCTATTCTTGCTAAAAAAGAAGAAAAGAGAACGGAAAGTGATTTGATTAAAATTATTCTTCGCAAAGAATTGGAAGATAATTATAAAAACAAACTTGATGAACTTTCATATTTCAAAGAATATGTTCCTTCAGAATTTTTCGGTGAAATTGATGATACAGATTCAGTAAGACCGTATTACATTGAAGAAGGCGAATCAGTTTTGCAAAAATGGGAGGTGGTAAAAAAAGATGTAGGCAAGATAAACGAAAAAATAAAATCTTTGAAGGAGAAGTTATCAGAAGGAGATTATAAAGTAATCAAAATATATGAAGCTAAATTGGCCAACAAAGATGAACCATACAGCCAAACTGATGAAGAAGAGTTTATAAAAGAAAGACAATCAATACGTGATGAAATCAATCGTTTAGAAGCTCTTTTACCAAATAGCGGAACAATAAGAGAAATGACGCAAAAATAATAGCCATGTGTAAGATAGTTTATTTGACGTCCAAACGTTTCGACAGACCTGCTAACGAGTTCAAGAAGGCACTCGCAAAGGAGTTACGGAAACGAAACGTTGAAGTTGTGGTAGATAGTTCGTATGATGTATTCAACTTCTTCCGCAAGCATAAAACGTATGGGATAGCACTTGCTTTTGATTTCTATCGAGATGGACAGCAAGGAGCAGGGCTGACGCTGAATAAAAATTGTTCTTACATTGGCAGAGACTTTGCCTACAATTTATCAAACGCCTATGACGTTTTAACTCCGATAACGAAGTGGAGAGACTTTCAGTTTGTTGATTCTCACGACCGAGAATGGTTCAAGTTTTTCAACAAAGTGAGTTCTTCTACGAAAGCGATATTTTATTTGTGCACGTACACCAATGACTCCGACCGTGAAGAGTTCTACGTTGTGTATGATAAAGTCATTCAGCTTTTCGCAGATGAGATTGTAAGGTGTCTCCGTTCTGATTATAATACAGAAGATTACAGAAAGAGGGTAAAACTTGCTAAATTAAAAACTAACAAAGTAAATAAGTAAAAAGGCATGGAATGGTTATCTGAAAATCTGTTTGGGCTTATATCTTTGTTGTTTGGAGCAGGCGGTATTGGCTTTGCTGTAATTTCTAAGATACTGGACAGGAAGAAGTATGAGCAGGAAGTAAGAACTGCTTCAGCAGAAGCCGATATGAAAGGCGATGACTTTTGGAAGAAGCGTTATGACGTTCTTCAGAAAGAAGTTGAAAACAAAGACAGCTGGTGGAAGGAGAGATATGATACATTGTATAACGAGTACCAAAATGAAAGAAAGTTAAGCAATGAAATTGTTAAGTCTTTCCGCACAGAGTTAAATGAGATGAGAAGCGACTACGATAAACAGCGAGAGCTTGAAAAGATGAAATATGACAAGCTCATGGAACAGTATCGTAGTTTCGAGGAAGAAAGTCAGAAGCGTGAGCACGAGTACAAACAACGTATTTCGCAACTTGAAAATTTGGTTGCTTCTTACGAACAAAGATTAAAGACAAATGAATAAAAGTATAACCATATCTATCGGAGGACTTATTGCAATAGGCATAGCGTTATTGATAGGTTACTTTTGGGGCAGGTCAAGTGTAGAACTACCGCAACCGAAAAGGATTGTTGAGGTCAAATGGGTAAAGGGAGACATTGTAAGAGATACAATTGACAACCCAGTTCCTTATGAAGTCAAAGTTCCTGTTGACCGTCCAGTCTTTATTCCTACGGATACAGCTGCGTTGTTTGCTATATGGCAAGATTATTACTTGGACAGAAAGTATGCTTTGGACTTTTCTAATGATAGTTTGGGTACATTTAAGGTTGATGCTTTGGTGAGTCAAAATAAGCTCATTTCTGCCACTTCTTTTATTCAGCCGAATATCCGAACGGTTACAGAAAGAGAAGTCATATACAAAGTTCCTACGTTACAACCGTGGGCAATGTTAGGTACATCAGCCGACTTCCGAACGAATAAGCTACAATTTGGACTTGATATCAAAAATAAGTACATTATTGGACTTTCGGGAATAAGGCTGGATGACCGATACGGATATACAATTGATTTTGGAATAAAATTTTAGCATATGGCAAAGAAGGAGACAAAACATAGCCATTTCATTCCTTCTCCATTCCCAGTCGTTACAGAGTATGAAAATGCTTTTGTGAAGTCTTGGAATGAAAATACCGCAAATGCAGTTGCAGAAGTCCTGAAATATATGGCTCAAGCAACTGCTTCTGCTATTAAAGAAACTAAGGAGGAGAAGAAATGAAAAAGATTAAACACTTTGGTAAACGGTTATTGACCGTAGTCATCACCATTCTTTATTTGGTAACATTCTTTTGGGTAGGACATGTATTGTACTATCTATCGAAGGTGTTCAAAATTGTCGGACATACGTTCATGCTTGAGTTCGCTTCGGCAAAAGATGAGTTAAGAACGTTTTGGAAACATTATACAAATTTAGGAGACATATGATTTTCAATCAAGGACAGATACAAGATATGTTATCAATTCTCAAAAGGTACGAATTGGTATTCATAGCAGGTCAGTTAGGGTTGGATTATCTTTCTCAATCGGATAAGGATATACTGATTGCTGCTGGAGTCAATCTTGATAAGTATAAGAACAAGAAAGGAGTAATTGAGCACGCATTCCTTTTCGGTATATTGGCTGAGGCTATCGGGGATGCGAGAGCAAAGAAAATGACTTATGCTCAGTTTCAGAAGTTTCTTGCTTCGGGTAATTTCATACCGCTTACCGAAGAAGAGGAGTTTGCCCTTCAAACCGTAAAGAATAGAGCATACACCGACATCACCAGTTTAGGAAACCGAATGAGGACTGGGTTGAGTAACGTAGTATTGAGAAATAATCAACAGCAATCTTTGGTAGTTCAGAATATGATTAAGCAAAAGACTATCAAAGCCGTTGAACTACGTATGGGAGCGAGAGGACTTGCGGCAGACCTTGCCGAGACTTCTCAGGATTGGGAAGTTGATTGGTTGAGAATTGCTTACTATCTTACTCACGAAGCCTATAATTCAGGGCGTGCGCAGAGTATCTTGAAAGAGTACGGAGCTGATGCTGAGGTTTATTTCGATGTTTACCCAGGTGCTTGTCAGCGTTGTCGGGAGCTTTACTTGACTGACCCTGAAGACCCAGACAGTGAGCCAATTGTTTTCAAGCTCAAAGATATTATTGCTAATGGTAACAATATCGGGCGAAAGGTTAAGGAGTGGAAGCCGACTATTTCACCAACTCACCCTTATTGTCGTTGTACGATAAATCACAAGAAAGCAGGTTTTGCTTGGGATGCAGAGCTGAGAGCCTTCACCAAACCTATCAAGAAAACTTCCACTAATCCAAAGTTAAAAGGAGTGAAGTTGAATATAAAAGTATCGAAATAAGATTGTAAATGAAAACTGAAAAATTGTTACTCATCCAGCCGCATAGTGATGATATTCTCTTTTGCTGTTCTCATCTTCTGTTCCTTCCTCAATACGAGGTTCAGGTGCTGACCGTAGAGAATGACCCAAAGAGAATAGCGGAGGATGAAAAATTGTTTGATTTTCTCAATATTCCATTCCATCATCTTGAATTGGATTTTCACGATGAGAGTTATTACGAGTTCCATAAGAATTACAAAGAAGTAACAGTGGAAGCAACGTATAAACATCTGAATGAATACTTCGGGAGGGAAACGCTGAACGAGATTGAGGAAACGCTTGTAAATTGGGTTAGGAAGTTCTTGAAAAAGAACAAAGGGTACACGGTGGTAGCTCCTTGGGGAGTTGGTCACCCATTTCATCTTTTCGTTCGGGAGACTTTACAAGGAGCGTTGAGTTACATGGAGTATTATCGGGAGTTTCCGCACTCCTACAAAAGACGTTCTCAACCTCAAGTAGAGAAACAAAAGCAAGAATACACTCTGAAACGTTCCGTACCAGTTGAGGAGTTTCACGAAGTAAAGTGGAAACTTGCTTCCAAATTCTATCGTTCTCAATCAGGTTTGCAGTTCTACGAACAGGGTTATATTAAGAAACAGCTGCCCGAAGAGATATATGTGAGGGAAGCGGATGAATTACCATTTTGATATGAAGATATTTATTGCTGATTTTCAGATAGCGAAATATGGCGGTATTGTAGAATATGTTGCCAGTATGCTAAAAGCGTTCCGAGATTTGGGGCATGAAGTAGATGTTGCTCAAATGACTCCTGCTTCGACTACCCAGAACGCTTATAACAAGAAAGTAAAAGAGTTTGAAAGCGGAGAACATCAACGCAAGATTAAGTTTCATTCTCAAGCAGGAGGTTACGAGAAAGATGAAGTAACAGGTTATTGGCGCAATAACTATTATGGATATTTCTTGCCTCCAAGTAACCGTATCGGAGTATATGAGAAGAATGCGGTTGAGAGATGGAAGGAGTTGGTGAAGGATGCTGATATAATTCTTTGGAATTTCATGCCCACAAAAAGTTCTGCTTGGAATAAGAAGGGCGTGGAGTTCGATTTTTGGCATAAGTTCTTTGACCTTCCTTCTTCGATTAAACAAGTGTTCTTGGTACACGATGCTTATTTCAATGTAAGAGCTTCCAATATATCGGCTCTGAAAGATAAGATAATGTTTATGGCTTGTGCTCATTTAGCTGCGTATCAATGTTGTTCTGAAATAGGTATTCCGAGAAGTTTGCTATTGAATCCACGATACCTACCCAGCGGAGCTAAGATGCCCGTGAAGATGATGAATAAACGCAAGGATGACTTTTTTGCCGCTCATATGTTTAAGTCTATGAAGCATATGGAGGAGCTGATTGCTGCCGTTCCGTATATTCAGAAGGGAGAGGAAGAACGTTTCAAAGTAAAGATTGCTGGAACAGGCATAGAATATAACTATATGACCAGCGAGACGAAAACAAAGAGTAACTACATGTGTACTACGAAGCGTGACCCAGACCTTCCGAAAAAACTTGACGGCAAACTTTCTCTTTGGGATAGAGCCGAGAAGTTTGGAATGGAATATATGGGTCAGATGTCGGGCGGTGAGGTTATAGATACTTTGAAAAATACGAAGTTTGCTATTGACCCATCTTGGGCTGAACATTATGCACGTTACTGTCGCACCCATATTAACGGCTTTATTATCGAAGCTATGTTATGCGGTGCTTATCCTGTTTTGCGTGATTATAGAGGACTGGCGAAGGTAGAAGGAAAGGAAATATATGACCCACTATTCGAGAACGTCAGAGCAATCATTATTCCGTGGGATGCTACTCCGAAAGAGTTTGCTGCAGCTTTGAAGAAAGCTGCTAAAATGTCTCCTGCTAAATTCTTGAAAGATACAAAGTACAACTTTGAGTTAGTACACGAATTGTTTAATGCTACGAAGAATGCCGAAGAGATAATCAGACTGGTTAAAGGAGGAAGAAAGCTGGTAAGGAAAGAACTTGAAAAAGGCAAAGACTCACCGAATGTTAAGAAGATAACTCATGAAATCATGGAAGAGTTTTATCATATAGAACTTCCAATTGAGTGGGAAACGGATTGACGCAGTTATTATCTTTATCATAATGTCAATCATGTAAAATAAACATAATGAATTATGGCAAAGAAAGAAGAAACAATTGAAAAGGCTGTGAGCCGTCAGGTTGGTGATACCCACCCGAACGGTAAATGGGTTTGGACAGAGTATAAGCCTGGCAAGTTCGACTGGCGTCCAATCAAAGGCAAGAAAGCACAGCAATCGGGTGATGGTTCATCTTCGGGGGGAGAGGATGACGGAGCGACCAAGAAAACTCCTTCAAAGCCTTCCGCATCTCAAATAGCAGGAGCGAAGGCGAAAGCTGGGAAGCCTATGAACTCCCAGCAATTATTGGTTTGGGCTCAAAAGACTTCTGATGATAACCTTCTCAAAGTAGCTAACAGCAAGAACGGAAACGCTCAGATGCGAAAGATAGCGTATGACGCTCTGGAACAGAGAGGGTTTGATATGTCGCAGGTTGATACTTCGGGAACGCTTGCCCAGCTCATGAAAATGACAGGCAAGAAGGGAGCTGCTGCGACTTCGGGAGACGATGATGAGGACGTGGTAGCAGATACCAACGATGACGCAACCGTAGATATTGACGATGACTCTGACGGAGGTACGGACGGCAACAAGATAACTGAAAAATGGTATCTTGACCGAAACGATGACCGTGTGAAAAAAGCATTCAACTTGAAGACAAAGGAAGGACGTATCAAGTACGACCAGTTTGTTTACAAGATGAAGAAGAAAGAAAAGGACTACAAAAATCCAGTAGAAGTCGTACAAGACTTGAACGAACAATATTTGGAGTTCTTGGATAACGATGAGCAACGCTTCATGATTTCTGCGGGCGGTGCTGGTATCGGTAAGTCATACGGCTTTAACAAAATGGCGGAACTGTTGAACATGAAGCCGTTTGAAGAAGGAGACTCACCAGGTGATGGAGACTACGATATATTTGAGGCTCCTGACGTTAATTCGGGAAAGCAGCTGCTTAATATCCTCAAAGCTCACAACGGCAAAATCATTGTATTCGATGATAACGACAAAGTGTTGAAGCGAGCCGATTGTGCGAGCGTTATGAAGAAGGCTACTGCTACAACAGGCAGACGTGTCGTTGGTGACCCTGATGACGTTAAGCAGAACTTTGAGTTCACAGGACGTATTATCATCATGACGAACAAAGACCTTGCTCAGTTATCTGAAAGCGAGGATACAAAGGCAATCATAAGTCGTGCTATGATGGTATCTGAAATCTATATGACGGTGCCTGAAACTATCGAAGTAATGGAAAGCCGTTACCAAGATTATGAGTTTCCATCAGCTCCGAGACTTGACGATGAAGCAGCGGATAAGAAGGAACGTGATGAAATCATGAACCTTATTAAGAAGAACCAAAAGAACATTGACCCTTCTCAGTTCACCACACGTACATTCCAAGAAATACTTACCAACAAACGTAAAGTTGATAAGGCAAATGAGAAACGCTCTAATCCAGCATTTGCTGCCCTTATCGGTAATAAGAATAAGGACTGGAAGGAAGTTGCTCTGGGAGTGCTTACGAAGGCAGCAATGAATGACTTCGGTGGCGTAGAGCCGAGCGATGAACTACTGAAAGCCGAAGAGGTTTTGTTTGAAAAGGGTGAGTGTCCTGAAGATGATGGAGTTGATTACACTGTTGACGAGCCTGAAGAGGAGATTGACGATGTAGAGAAAGCGGAGGAAGTTCTGTTTGATGAGGATGATACCGATATTTTCAAGGCTGACTTCTCCGAGAAGGAACGCAAGAAACTTGCTAAGAAGAAAGAAGCAATGCCTGACGGTTCATTCCCTATCCGTAACACTTCGGACTTGAAGAACGCAATTCAGGCTGTCGGCAGGGCGAAAGACCCAGACAAAGCCAAAGCATGGATTAAGAAAAGGGCAAAGGCTCTTGGTAAGGAGGACTTGCTGCCTGATACTTGGAAGGCTGAGGACGTTCTCAACTTCGGAGAAGAAGACATGGACTTACAAAAAGCAGAATCAATTCTATTCAGTAAATAACAATGAAAGAAATAAAGAAAGCGTTGGAAACTATTGCCCTCAAAAATTCTGAGGGCGTAGTTCCCGATGACCTTCTGATTAAGGCTTGCGATGCTTACAAGATAAAGTCCGATGATTTTCTTGACGACTATGATTATCATGTATGCGTCGCAAAGTCTTTGTACGACCATCTCAACGGAATAGAGCCTGATGAAGAAATTTGTAAGGCAGTAGTTCCTGGTCAAACGAAGGTTGTCGATGGAGTAATGTATATTTATACCGCAACACCTGGTGCTAAGACTAAGTATGATTGGCGAGTATTCAAAGGCAAGAAGAAGGTTGGTAAGCAGGTAGATGATACGAAAGCTAAGGCAAAACAACAATATATCAACGACCTATTTCCAACTGATTTAAGCACTCTGAAAGTAGTTAAGAAGTTAGGAGGTAGCACTGGGGCTCAATTGGTAGAAGATGCTAAGGGCAATCAATACGTGATGAAGAAAGGCACGAACACTTCCAGTGACCACGTTCGTACCGAGTATTTGACTAATCAGCTGTATGACCTTCTTGGTCAACGAGTTCCTGACTTTGAGCTTTATGAGGAGAACGGAGAAGCGGTGATGCTATCGAAGTTCATACCTATGGCCAAAGCTCCTACTTCAAAGAACTACGATGATATGGCCAAAGGTTTTGTCGTTGATGCTCTTTTAGCTAACTGGGATGTTTATCAGAACGACAACTGTTTGGTAGATTCAGCAGGCAGAATTGTACGTGTAGATAACGGAGGAGCGTTGAACTATCGGGCACAAGGTAGCAAGAAAACTTTTGGAGACAGAGTTGACGACTTTTCCTCAATGCAGAAGTACAACCCATCGGTTGTTGCTAATCTTTCTACTCAGGACTATATCAATCAGATTGACGAGGTGCTGAAGAAGAAAGACGATGTAATCAACTTCTTGGATGAGAGCGACTATACAGCAATGTCCGATACGTTCAAAAAGCGTTTCAAAGATTTGGAGCGCATTAAGAACGATTTGGAAGCTAAACTTGCGAAGAAGAACAAGAAGGTATTGCCGAGAAAGCTCAAGAGCGATGCTGATATGTATCGGGAGTTATCCGATGACGAGTTGGACGCTATATGGAAGGGTCAATCAGGCTCCGATTATTGGCGTAAACTCAATGCTACAAATTATACCGTAGGTTGGGAGTTATTAAGTACGATATGTGCTGAAAGAGGTTTCACTGCCCGTCCAAACGTAGTAGATGAAGCGGAATATTGGAACGCTGTTAAGCAATCAAAATATCAAATGTTCCGTGGACTATCGGACGGAGGAGGACACGATGCGGAGTATTATGCCGATGATTTCAAATACAATGATAATTGTTTCTATGGAACTATTGGTATTCACGGCTCTGGTATCTATGCTCACGTAAATGACGGAGACCACGACAAGAGTAATACTCAAACGACATATAAGAAGTCCGATGCTTACAACGCTGCGAGGAGTTACGCTGGGCGTTCGGGAGAGATACTTGAATGTGTTCTTGACCCTTCGGCAAAAGTCGCTTTGGTTCCTGATTTGAAGAAGGAAATACTCAGTTTGGTAACCTTTGACAAAGCAGCCGTTGATGCGAAGCAGCTTGAGATTGATAGCCTAAACGCACAGCTGAAGAAGCAACAAGATGACCTCAATAACATAACGGATAAGACCGAGAAGGAAATCAAAGAAAAGATGCACTGGGATGAAGATACGCTTGTAATGTCCCAACTTGAAATTGATAATACCGATTGGGGGAAACTGAACGACAACGGTGACCCAGACTATCCTACATTTGAGGACTTCGTTGAGAAGAAGATGTTTGATTGGGTTAAGAAGAATGGCGGTACAGTAATCGAGAAGGGGAAAGGAACGGATGTATATGTATTCACTTTGCCTAACAGTAAAGAGAAGTTCATGTTGAGTCGTTTTCAATGGGAGAACAACGCCATTAAACGCAAGAATGCTTTTAGCAAAGCATACAACTATCCTTTGAAACGCTTCCAAGATTGGATGATGAAAGAACACTACGGTGTTATCAATAAGAAGGTAGCGAAGGAGCTTGAGCACATTGGAGACAAGGTTACTAACTTACAATCAGACATAAAGGTAACAAAGAACGAATTGAACGTCAAAACTTCCGAGATGGCAGACTTGAAGAGAACGAAAGACCCAAATGGAGACATTATTTCGGGCATCTACGAGTCAGTCAGAGGAGGAAGCAAAGAAGCTATTGGAACATACGCTGCGTTGAAAGGTTATGACGCTATTGTCGAGCCTCACGGAAACGGTAGACCAAATTCGTTCATGATTATTCTCAACCGTAGTAAAGTAATTGTTAAAAAGTAAGTCATGGAAAGAGAAAGACTTGTATCAATAGTAGGAGGCAGAGCCGTCAAATATGTCGGACTGAAAAAACCTTCTCAAATAATTCCGTTCAAAGGAAATTTCCCACTGCTTGAGCCTTATCAGATTGCTCTATACAACGAAGCAATTCAGAGTACAGAGAAGATAGAGGACTTGAGCGAGGAGTTTCAGAAAGTAACGGAGAAGGGGAACAGGATTGCTCTATTGGAAGAAGGCTTCAAAAAATATCTATCCGAGTATAATATCACGGTGGATGATTTCATGAAGCTCAGCAACTCTGATAAATCGGATAAGCTAATGAATTGGCTCAACCGAGATTGTATTGATTTTTCACAACTAACAATAAAGTAAGATGGCAGATTTTTATGTAGCCTATAAACGAACAGAGAAGTTTGAGGGCAAAAACGTCTATACAAAAACACCTGGCGATGCGGGAGGAGAAACTTGGAGCGGTATCAGCCGAGTAGCTAACCCAAATTGGGCAGGTTGGAAAATATTGGACGCTATTCCGAACAAGAAACATAATCAGGTCATCACTACTCCTGAATTGGAGAAACTGAAACTTGACCTTTATCGGAGTAACTATTGGAACCCAGTATGGGGTGACAAAATTAACAAACAAGAGGTTGCCAACGATATGTACGATACAGCCGTCAACATGGGGCCAGCTACGTCCATAAAGTTATCCGAGCGTCAGTTCAAGATGAAGGAAACTGGGAAGATGAGCAACGAGTTATTAACGAAATTGAATTCAGTGGTATGAGAACATTATTTATATGCTTGCTAACGGCATTAATGGTTAGCTGTGGTACGAGAGGTCAATCACCTTCGGAGCCTGTTCAGGTTATGCCTGATACCGTGTACGTTGAAGTTCCTACGTTAAATGAGGAACGGATAAAAGAACTTGAAGCAGATGTAGCCTTTTGGAAGAATGTAGCCGACAGTGTGAGTACAACTATTCCTTACGAAGATTACATGAATGCCCGAAGGATGGAGAAAATAAAGTATTATATCTCAATCACCGAGAAGAACTCAAATAATAAGCAGTTTTTTTACGGTTGGATAAAAAGAACCATGTCCGAACAATAGCAATTTTCAATTGACAGTTATAGGGAAGGTCAAGAGTACAAAAAACTTTTGACCTTTTCATTTTATAGGAATATGGCAAAAACAAATTTAGAAGATAGATTCACCTTTTGGTGTCCTTTGGAGAAGGCGCAAGACCTTGACCCGACTACTGGTGAGCCAGTAATGAAGTTGGGCGGTATTGCTTCTACATCTGACGAGGATAGCGATGGGGAATTTCTTGACCCGAAGGGGTTTGATATTAAGCCGTTGATTGAAAGCGGTATGGTGAACTGGCACCATCAGGCGAAGGGTCAACCTGCTACGATTATCGGAGAGCCTACAAAAGCAGAGATACGCCCAGAAGGACTGTACATTGAAACTGAACTCTATCCTTCAAGTAAGATAGCGTGTGATGTATGGGAGTTGGCAGAAACTCTTGAGAAGGATTCAAAGACAAGGCGGTTGGGTTATTCGATTGAGGGTAAAGTCGTGAAACGTAAATCGAATGATAAAAAGTCTCCTGACTATAAAAAGATTGTCAAAGCAATCATTACTGGCGTAGCTATCACCCACCAGCCTAAAAATCCAAAGACCTTTGCGAATATCATCAAAGGAGAGATTGATGACGATTTTGAGGACGAGGAAGAAAAGGCATTGGATACCGAAACTGGTAAGGCTCTTAAAAAAGAGTCAGTGGACAAGAAAATCAAAAACCAAACTTTTTCAAAAGCAGAGGTTATCGAAAGGCTTTTCAAAGACATTCCAGGTATAAGTATTGAGAAAGCAGAAAAAATTCATTCATTGATATTAAAAATTGCGAGTATGAAAGGTAAAAAAACAAAAGTAACCGATGAAGATATCAGCAAGGCATACGAAGCTCTTGGGCTGGACGTAGCTCCGACTGATATTGAAAAAGGTGAAGGTTGTGACGCCAATGGCGGACAGACCGAAAAAGAGCCTATCAAAAAAGCAAAGTCCAAATCAAAGGCTGAGGATGAAACTGATGACGTAGGAGATGACGGCACAGACGAAACCGAAGAGGAAGATGACGAGGAGGACGATGTTGAAGAGGCAAAGAAAGGAAAGATGAAGAAGGGCGGTGACGGTGTAAATCGTTTTGACCGTATCGAAAAGGCAATTGCCACTTCTCATCAGATTAACTCTAAGTATATCAAAGCACTTGGGGTTATGGTTAAGGACGTTGCTCAGAAGGCTACCGCCATTATGGACGAGAATGCCGAGTTGAAAGAGCTTGTAAAAGCTCAAGACGAGACTATCAGCGTAATGTCCGAGAAATTGGAAGCATTTGGTTCCGAAGTTCCTGCACCGAAGTCTATCAGTGCCGCACGCCCAGTAGAACGTCAGTTTGCTAAGGCAGAAGATACTGATATCACGAAGGGCGGTCAGGGTAAAGCGAAGAGCAACGCAATTTCTATGAGCAAAAATCCTCATGCTGTTGCCGAGCTTCTTGACCAAGCTACGTTCGCCAAAGGCTTCGATGACGAGTTCAGCAAAGCATGTACAGCGTTTGAAGCCAACAAGGCTCTTCCTGCTAACATTATTGCTCGAATGAAGAACGAGTATGGCGTTGAAATTGTTAAATAAACAACAACTTTTATAATAAGCGAAAAATGGAAAGATTATCTATCAACTTGGCTGATTACGGCTATGCCGCTCAGCAGGATGGTTTCCACTCTGGTATGCATGGTAGCGAAAACCTTGACCAACTGAACAAGGCTCTTGCTGCTGAGCAGATTACAGGACGTGAAACTGCCGACCTGACTACTGCGTCAGGTGCTCCGTTGAAGGTTGAATCTTTGGAGAAAACTCTGAAGCATATCACCTTCCGTGAGAGCGACATTCGCCTTTGGAAAGAACTTCCGAAAAAGGCTGCGTATAATACCGTAGAAGAGTACAACCAGCAAACTTCTTATGGTGCTAATCGGGGTGGCTGGAACAGAGAAGGTGAATTGCCCGAAGAGGAAGATTCAATCTTTGTTCGTAGAGCTCAGTTGGTGAAATACCTTGGTGTTACCAAGTCCGTAACTCACCAGATGACTCTTGTAAACACAATGATTGGTTCCGTAATGGAGCGTACTATCAAAGATGGAACGCTTTGGATTTTGCGTACCTTGAACCAAGGTCTGTACTTCGGTAACGAAAAACTTGTACCTGAACAGTTCAACGGCTTCTTGGCTCAGCAGATGCAGTCTGACGCTTGGGCTTCTTATGCCGATTACATGAACTCCGAGATGGTTGTTGACCTTCGTGGTTCGGCTCTTACCGAAGATGCGATTGAAACAGCTGCCAACTCTATCGTAGAAAACTACGGACTTGGTACCCAGCTTTATGGGCCACCCGCAGTGCTTTCTTCTTTCGTGAAGAACTTCTATGGTAACAAGTTCATTGTTCCGAATACTCCGAGCTTGAGCAACGGTATTATGGGACAGAGGGTTCAGGCATTTGACTCTCAGTTTGGACAGATTGGTTTGAACCATGACGTATTCTTCAAGAAACTTCCGAGCAAAACTGCCGCAAGTCCTGCCAACTCTCAGAAAGCTCCGAACAAGCCTGTATGGGACGCATCGACTGCTGCTGCCGTTCAGAACGGTATTGCTGGTAGCAAATGGGCTTCAACCGATGCTGGTAACGTATTCTATGGTGTAGTTGCTATCAACCGCTTCGGTGAGTCTGATATGGCAATCTATAACACCGCTGTTGCTGCCGTTGCCAATGGTGCTATTGACCTGAAGTTTGCTGATGGAGGCGGTGTAAACAAAGCAACTGCTTACCGTATCTATCGTACCAAAGTCGGTGGCTCTGCTACTGGTGAGTTCTTCCCGCTGTTTGACGTTTCTCTGGACGACTTGACCCGTGGTTATGACGGTGGAGCACCTGGTATCATTCGTGATATGAACCGCTTCTTGCCTGACTGCGACCAGTCTGCTCTGTTCCAGTTCGATAACGAAGTAGTTGAGTTTGCTCAGCTTGCTCCTCTGATGAAGATGGATTTGGCTGTTCTTTCTCCTGCATTCCGCTTCATGGTGCTGCTTTATGGAACTCCGTTCCTTTATGCTCCGAAGAAGATGGTGCGCTTCATCAACATCGGCAAGTTCGTAAAATAACCGATAAACAATTGTTTAATTGAGAGAAGGGGTGGGTGCTTTGCCCCACTCCTTTTTTCTTAAATCGTAAAATTAAAATGAAAATTAAAGCAAAAAATCAGAATGTAGCTTCCATGGAGCTTATCGTGCCTGTAGATGGCCGTATTTCCATCGATGCTAACGGAGTAGCGGAGGTATCAGCTAAGTGTGCAGCTGCTCTTGTAAAGGGCACTAACGACTGGGATTATGCTAAAAAGGCTACAGCCGTTCAGGACGATGAGGAAGAAGATGACGACAACGAGGGTGGTGAACCTTCCGACCGTGAGCGATTTGAAGCTCATCTTGACACGTTGACTCTTGCTCAGATGAAGGAATACGCCAAAGAAGGCGAAATGCCCGAAGAGGAGTATGAGAAACTGAACTCAAAGAAACTCATGAAAGCATACTTGCTGAAAAAGTACGATGAAGCCGAAGCAGCAGGTGAGCTTGATGAAGAGGACGATGAGGAAGAAGATGACGACAACGAGGGTGGTGAACAATAAATAACCTTTTAACATTGTCCTGATATGCCAAGTTTAAGACTGAAAATACAATACAATAAGAATATGGAGATGATTATGTCTCCTACGGAGCTAATGGAGAATTATCTGTTTGGTATTCCCATGTGCTCTAATGACGGCAGAAAAATGTCTATGTCGGCTATTGCGCAGCACATCATTTCAGCCCAGACTACGATTGAGAGTTTGTTCAGTATTAAACTTACAAAACAAGTCATAGAGGAAAACCGTGATTTCATACGGCAAGAATTTATGTCTTGGGGGTATATCAGGACAATGTACCCTATTGATTACATAGACAATCTTGAAGGTTGGATAAATGATGTTTGTCAAATAACCTATCCGAAGGAATGGTTGTCTATCAAAAAGATTGAAGCAGTTGCTGTATATCGTAACATCTACCTTATTCCAAACACTGGTAGTAAGGAAGGAGCGACAATGACGCAAAATTCTTTAATCTACAACGGCATTTCTCCGCATCTTGGATGGTTTGGACAAACTTTTATTCCCAACTATTGGAGAACGAGGTATGTTACAGGTTGGGACAAAATTCCTGCTGATTTATTTGACTTCATAGCAAAGATGGCAGCATTGAACGTTCTTGCTATTATTGGAGATATATTGTATGGTATTGGATTAACTTCTATACAGATAAGTTTGGACGGAGTGAGCCAAAATACTCCGTTGGCGAGAAGTGCTCAGGGAGGACTTTTTGCAGGACGTATAAAGACGTATATTGATGAGATGAATAGAATGATGCCTGCTTTGAAGAGCAAGTACAGAGGCATACCGTTTGAAGTATTATAAATTATGGAAAGTAACGGTAAAAACAGAAAGAGTATTATAACAGACAAACCTACTGCGTTTCAAACTCCTCCAGCTGGTATCAATCCGAAGGTAGGGTGGAACGTTGATAGGTTTGAAACTTTAATACAAACTCAAGGCTATGACGCTTTCATAGACCGAGCTTTGCGCTGCCCATGCGTAGATAAAGCAACTGGACAAGCTCTTTCAACGTGTCAAAATTGTTTAGGTAGAGGTTGGTTTTTTATTGATAGAACTGAAACACGCTTGATTGCTCAACACATGGATAGCAAAAAGCGTTATGAAAATTGGAGCGAAGTCAATAGAGGAACTGCTTCCATAACTACTAAGGGAACGGATAAACTTGGTTTTATGGACAGAGTGATTTTGATGCAGTTGGAAGAATTTTACTCAGAAATAATACGACCTATTTTTTATCAGGGAGAAATCATTGCATATCCAGTTTATGAACCTTTGGAGATAACAAACATGTTTTTGTTTTCTTCGGATGACGAAAAACTTGTACCTGTAACACCTGACGAATATACGGTTGACAAAAATAAAATAGTTTTTAGTTTAGGTATTCAAGATAAGATAGCAATATCTGATATGAATATAAAGGCTAAATCAGAGATACCTATAAGTATATCCATAAGATATTCTCACTATCCTGTTTATCATGTTATAGACATCAATCGAGAGCTTATGAAAGTACGTGAGAGTAGGTTCTGTTCATTCGATGACGAGAAGCTCAGGCAAATGCCTATAAATGTGTTAGCAAGGAAAGCTCATTATATATTCGATGCTCAGAAGTTCGGAGAAGAGAGTTTTGAAAATACTGTAATGCCGAAAGGATAACAATATATGAAACCAATAGTAATAGACTTATCAGGACTTCAATCGCAATTTGGTTTAGCAGCCGATACGATTGATATGCTTACTGAAACTTGCGTAAATGCGGTTACAGCAGCAGTTTATGCTAATTGGGAAGCTCTTGCTAAACAAAAATTGAACTCAACCCTTCCAGAATATACCCAACATTTGATTAAGGTAGATAAAGGAAGATTTGCGAAACAGATTGTATTGACTGGAACACTTCCTAATATGATTGAACAAGGAGCTTCTGCGTTCGACATGAAAGAAGGTTTCAAAAAGTCTCAAAAAGTAAAGTACACAATACCTGTTTATAACAAGAAAGGAAAGCAAGTGTATAAGGGAGGAGATTGGTATTTGACCATTCCGTTCCGTATTGGCACACCAGGCTCTCTTGGTCAAGCAGGATTCACTGGGGAAATGCCTCAAGAAATATACGATATAATGAGGAAGCGAGCGGCAGGAAAAGGCTTGACGGCTTCTGAACTTCCTTCTCCGTATGATGTACCTCAATCAAGAGCCGCAATTGAAGCAACTCCCAATAATCCAAGATACGATGAATATACCCATCGCAATTCTATTTACGAAGGTTTAACAAAACGAAAGGCTCAATACGGACAGACTTCTCAAAATACCTATGGAACATTCAGACGAGCTGGAGCAAACTCCGACCCATTATCTTGGATTCATAAGGGTATTAAACCGTATCATTTAGCCGAAGAAGCAGTTGAGAAAACAGACGTTGAAACAATTGTTGAAAATGAAGTAACAACCTATTTAGAAACAATATTATGAGCGGAATACTTTTACCAGAAATTGTTATCTATAACACTTTGGAAAGCATAGTGAAATTGTTGCGTGATGATTTACAAGAAAACGTAGCAGATGACAAAAAAACTATATTATACAAGATACTGGGAGTGGATGAAGAAGGCAAGCCGATTAAGATGAATTTGTATAATTACTTTGTCCAAGCAAAGAAGATGATTTTGACACCTCAAAACTTATCTGTTAATTTCGGATATAACCAAGAGGTTGCTAAAATCATATCAATGCACATTCTCCTTCCTTCAGAACAGGGTGAAGCAGCGATTGGAGAAGATGAAGGATATTTGGAGGATGATATATTGGATGAAGAAGGAAAGAAAACAGCAACTCAACAATACTTTACTCAGACATATAATTGTACGTATCAAATCATGATTACAAGCAATAACTCCTCTGAAGTAAACGTAGTATATAATGTAATGAAAAGTATGCTGCTTATGCTGGTTCCTCATTTGGAGCTTATGGGTATTCGCATACCTTCGTTATCGGGTAACGATATAATGATGCAGGATGACCTAACTCCAGTGCCATTGTTTCATAAAGTTCTTAATTTGACATTCAAATATGAACATAATGTTCCACAACTTGTAGTTCAGGAAGTAGCAAAGAAGTTCTATTTTCAAATGAGGATGATTGATTACAACGATGATACTTCATCAAGCTCAAGTATAGATAAGGAGTAAAATTTGAAATAAATTCATATAAACAAAAGATTATGGCAACAGTAGTTAATTTTCATGGCAAGAACTACATTGAACCTGGTTCGTATGCTGCTACCGTTTATAATCCAACATCAGTCGTAAACGTTGCCGAATTTGGTAATGTTATGATTATAGACACTGGGTTGGCGATGAATGGCTCATACGAATACGCAGGAGGTTCAGGAGTTCAGGGTGAACTTGCACAAGGCTTGAAGTCTGTGTACGAGTTTACAAACTATGAGGACTTCTTGGCTTTCATGGGAGGAGGTCTGGTTGGCGATATAGCTAACAAGATTTTCACGCCTTTGGACGGGTCAGCAGGTGCTCCTAAGTTGTATTATGTCCGTGCCGCCAAAACGACTTGCGCAACTCTTACAACCACAATATCAGGCTCCAACGCTTTGGTACTGAAATGTAAGAACGAAGGTATTGTTGGTAACGGAGTAAAAGTTGATGATGTTTTGAAAGTAGGTTACGGAGCTCAGATTGTAGCTGGTGAAACCGCTGATACTTTCAAACTTCAAGTTTTCCGTGGTTCCTTTATGGGAGTGGACGATGCGGGTGAAGCCTTCGGAGCGAAGAGCTTGGCTGATGCAGTTCCTAACCTTATTGCTGAATCAAGCGACCTCACTACTCTTCAGGAGTTGTACGATTGGGCAAGGTCAAACAAGCAAATGCTTGCTAACTTCGTTGTAAGTATGACTGGCGATGGAGAAACCGAGCTTGCTGCTGTAGCTCTGACTTTGGCTACTGGAGGTACAACCGAGTACATGAGCGGTACGGAGTACGCAGACGTGTTAGAAGCAATTGCAGAGTTGGATGTTACGTTCTTCCTGTGTACTAACTTAAATGCTGCAGGAGGCAAGGGAGTAGATGCTGCGACAAACGGTAAATTGTTCACGTTCCTTAAACAGACTGCGAAGTTCACTGAATTCATGGTAGTGCCAGGTGGTGAAGACGATACCGACTTGTTTGGAGACACTAACAGTTCCGAGTCAATTGCTAAGTATTTCAATTCAGGGCAGGTTGTTTGCGTTCACGGTGCTCCTATCGTAACAAGAAAAGACCAGAACGGAACAAAGCAACTTCATACTATCTACCTTGCTGCGGCAATCGTAGGTTTGAATGCAGGTATGGCTGCTCAAACTCCGCTTACTTTCAAGCGTGTTGGTTATCAGTCATTTGCTTACGACTTGAAGAAACGAGAAAGGGAAAGAGCGTTACAGGCTGGTATCATGCATGTTCGCAACGTATCGGGGTATTGGTGCGTCAACCAAGGTGTTACAACCTTGCTGGATAATAAGAAAACAATTGCCGATGACGGTCAGTCGTTTGAGTTATCCGTAGAGCTTATCAAGGCTCAGTTGAACAAAGAGCTTATTTTGGAAGGACAAACGAGGTTTACAGGACAAACGGCAGCTCAGGCTTCTCCGCAGTCTGTTAAGAACTTCACCGAAACAAAACTTGCTTCTTTGGTAGCATATCCTGGCAATGATAACCTGCTTATCAGTTGGAAGAATGTAAAGGTTGTTGCTAAAAATAGCGACTACTTTATCACTTACGACTTCGTGCCGAACGTACCTGTGAACAAGACGTTCTTCATTGGGAACATCTTGGATTTTTCAGTAGAAGTGTAACAAATAAAAGATAACATACTATGGCAAAGAATGAAAAAGTGATGACTGCCCCTTTGGCTATCATCCAGATAAATTCAGTTACCGTGGGTAAAATGAAGAACGTTCGCATCACTGAGAATATCCGAAGAGGACGTGTGACGGGCGTAGGACGTTTGAACCCAGAGGAGCTGCCTGCCTTGGAATGGAGTGGTTCTTTGTCTTGTTCTTCTTATACTATCAACTTCAACCTTTTGGCTAACAAAATGAAGAAGGGAGCGTTCAGAAACGCTGGTACAGTAGAAGAATGGGCAAACGCTATTCTGCTTCAGGAAGATGGGCTTGAAATTGCTATCCTTCGTAAAGTGAAGGACGGAGCTATTGACAACGAAACTGGTTTGGTTTCTACTAAATATGAGACTTTTGCGAAAACAGTTGGAGCGTTCATGACACGTGAAGGCTTCGATATTCAAGAAGGTCAGATTTCAGGACGTGATACTGAATTCGAGTATTTGGAACCAATTCTGTACAACGGGATTGTTTAAGCCAAAATAAACAGTTATAGGAAGGTAGTATGTGAATAACGTACTACCTTTTTTATTGTAAATAAACTAAATTGTAAAGTCATGATTGAAAGACAGAAAAAATTCAGTATCGGAGAAAAGACGTTCACGTGTCAATTTCCCAACGTTGGGCAGCTAATTGACTTGGAAAGTTTGAAACAGGCTCTAACCAATAACCGATATGGGGTTATGGCAGCGAGTGGCGTAGCAAGCATGTATTATGCTCTTGATATGGTAGATGCTATTTCCTTCCTTCAGGTATGCGTTCCGAGCGTAGCGAAGTATTATGATATAAAAAATTACACTGCCCTTGCTCCTGAAGATATCAAGGAATTGGTAGAAGCGTATCAGAAGGAATTGAAACCTTGGTTCGACAAGGTTATGGCAGAACTCAAAGGCATAAAACTGAACGATGGCGGAGACAAAACTGAAGAGGGAGCTGAAGCTGGAGAAGAGGGTTGATAACTTCCTTTCTTCTTGGCATCAATTCCCGATTGATTATTGGTGGCGCAAAAGATACCATGTACCATTCGGTTCACCTCAGCATAGGGAGATGAACTTCATTGATATGTATATAGAGTTCCAAGAGGAAGTTGCTATCAATAGAGCCATCAATCATACCGACTATGATGAGGATGAAGCTGAAAACGAAGCATTGGGATTAGTAGATACCAATAAGAAAGTTGTTAAAGTAACAGAGAAAGAAATTGATGAAGACTTTGAGAAATTAGATTTGAGTCAATTTGATAAACAAGAATAATTATGGCAGATGTAACGGTAAACATACGTGGCGATGCTTCCCAGCTCCGAGATGAGTTGGATAATGTAAGCAGAAACCCAAGTTCAGACACCTCTGCTCCTACACCTTCGGGCGGTAGGGGTGGAGGTTCAGCTGTTCCTTCTAACGACCGAATGATTGAGGACGTTCGGAGGGAAATGCAGCAGCGTGGAGTTCTCTTGGTGCCTGGTTCTTCTTCGATGACTCAGATTATCAATCAGTACGGTCAAGCAACGAGAGGAGCTGTCAATGACCGTATTTCGGAAAGGTACGACGCAAGGAGAGACGACATGCGCAAGCGTATGAGTTCCGACTACGATGCTATTGAAGCCGATATTGATAAGAGGAGACAGGAAGGACTTCAAAGACTTGGCCCAAATGCTAATGACCCATTCTATACAGCTATGCTTGACCAGCAATTGGAGCAGGAAAGGCAAAGACAGTATCGAATGGTGGGAAGTCAGTACGATAAGGAAGAGGAACAAATCAATCAGGAAGAAGCCAACGAAAGGACGCAAGCCGAAACCGAGTTGACTGCCGCTATTCGAGAGCTGACCGAGTATTTCAACCGACAAGCAAATCAAGGAGGAGATGCGCCTGATTCATATATCGGGAGACTTCGTGCTCAACAGAGAGAGTTGATGCAACAACGTGACTCAGCAGATAGTGAGGAAGGAGCTATGGCAGCTTCAAGAAGTCTTGCTGATGTGAACGAGCAACTCCGAAGAGTATTGGGAGGAGGAGCTGCTCAACAAGGCAGACCTTATTATGATTCAGCGTTGCAAGGAGCTCAAGGAATACAAGGACTTTTCAGCGGACTTCAAAGTGGCGATATTGGAAGCACTATAATGGGTGGAGGTTCAGCCATAGCAGGAATATCGGGTATGGGTCTGAAAGCAGCACTACGCTTCTTGGGATGGGTAGGAGTTGCCGCAGGTGCAGCGAAGTCTCTGACTGGAACTTCGGACTCATATGAATCAATGCAAGGTCTGGCTTCTTTGAGAGCTACTACTGGTTATCAAGGTGGTGACGCTTCAAACTATTTAGGAGCTATGCTGCCTGACGCTAACTTCAGAGGTATCAATTACACCAACTTTGGTTACGATACGGAGGAGTTTGCTGGTAATGCTGCGAGAAGAACGAGGGCACGTGGTACTTCGGACGATTGGTATGCGGAAACCATGCGTCAAATTGGACTGGAAAGAAACCTTGCACTTTCAGAAGGCTCTTTGGAAAAAGGAGGTCAATATGACCGATATGGATTGAATGTAACAGAAGCAATCTCACGCTTGGTTACTATCTTGAATGGTATCGAAGGTTCAGGAGTATCTATGGGAGACTTCACGAGAGTTCAAGAGAAGTACGATATTCAGCAACAGATAATGGGCTCATATATGAATAGAGCCGACCGACCGAGCTATGATGTAGCAAATGCTAATTTAGCAGCCTTCTCAGCAGTTCAAGGTATAACGCAAGATTCAAGAATTGGAACTGATTATCAATCTTTCCAAAACATGATTCAACAGCCGATGAACGAGCGAATGAGAGCGTTGATATATAGTTCGGTTGCTGACTTATTCCCAGAGACTGGCGGACGCATGGACTTGATTGACCGTGAACTTCGCAATCCTGAAAATGAAGGTAAAATCATGCAATCCGTTATACAGCGTATCACACAACAGTTCGGAGGTACGGACACTCAGATGGGTTACTTTGCTTTCAAGTCCTTGTTGCCTGATATAGCTCCTGACCGTTTAGACCAATATATCAGTCAGTTCTCCGATACTGGTACAATGCCAGGAAGTATATTGAAGAAGGGAATTGGTAATCAAGGAGATTTTGACCGAGCTGGGCGACAAAATATGGATTCATGGGCGGTACAATCTACTGAATTCACTACGGCTTGGACGAAGGGAAAGAACGAAGTTGTTTCAGTTCTCAATCAAATTCTTGGTAAGATTACAGGTACAACAACTATGCCTACTCCAAACACAACTAAGAAGGGAGGAAACAACTAATGGCAGAGACTACTCATAATAACAACGATTATATCTTGCTTTATAATAGAGGCAAGAGTATGACCATATCAGACTATATGGAAAGGAATTACATTTATGGTGTAAGTCCTCAAGAGTTGTTTGACCTCAATAAAGATTTGATATGGCAACAATATACCGAGCTTGATAAGGAAATAGAAAAAGCTGGAAGCGGTAAGTGGCCAGAGAGTGCTGACGACCTATCTTTACAGTCTTGGCTGCCTGCCCCGTGCGTTCTCCGAATAAATCCCAGTAAGGTTACAGCTGAGTTGGCAATAGCTCAAACAAATGCCCAAGTTAATACGGAGGATTTTTATGCGTTTGCTGCCGATAAGATTCAAGATATATACCAAGATGAAGGTTATCGTGTAGCGGATAGCTCCAAACGAAGTCCTGATTGTTCAGTTCTTGGATGGTTCAAAAGTCTCTATTATGTAGGACTTGATGCACAAGGAAAGAAAACTATCAAGATGGAGCGTCAAGACTTTACAGAATTTGCCAACTTGAGCCGACATATAATTTCACTTGCTACTTCGGTAACATCTAATGGAGGAAGTTTCACAATGAGACTTCCAATCATTAGTGCCCGAAGCGAAGGAGTTTCAGTCATATACGAGATACTGAAAGGCGAGAACGGAGAAAAGACCTATGGCGATATGTCGGGTCAAAAGGGCAATGCTTCTAAGAATGATGCTACATATGAATACGGAGAGAAAGGAGAGTATTATGCTAAATCAAGTTTTGATGATATTGAATCTAACTATTTCAATTGGTTGATAAGTTCTAACGACATTCTGTTTATTTCTTTCGAGAAACTTGATATGGAGTTGGTTAAGGATACAGCTGATTGGTATAGTGGCGATGCCGACAATTTCAAAATAAGTACAAAACTTGCCGAAGGTGTGTATGATATGATTGGTTTGGTAGATGAAGTAAAGGTTGTTACCAATTCTCAATCTTCGGAGGCATACGTTGAAATCACTGGACGAGACTTGATGAAACTCTTAATTGAGGACGGTTCATTTTTCTTCAATCCTTCTACTACTTCAGACCCAAGCGGAGTATTTGCGAATGAACAGAGCTACGGAAAGCAAGGTGATATTCGTGAAGCCGATGTTATGAATAATACTTATAACAACCCAATCAACCGACTTCGGAGGGTAACTGGAGAGATTGATATTTTTGCTAACCGTATTAACATGGACATAAGCTATATTCTGAAAGGGGTTATTTCTCAGCTTGCCAACGTAGAAGTAGTGCCAGGATATGTCTTTGAAACTTGGGGCGAAGATAGAACGAAGTACATAGAGCTTGAACCAGAAAAGAAGGAAAACAATGGCTAATTATAAAACATTTTATAAAGGTTTTTTGGAAGGTCAATCGCAACTCATAGTTACGAGCGACTTTGGCAAAAGACACATGGACGGTAAAATCAAAAACCATAATGGTATTGACTTTGGCGTTCCTGTCGGTACTGTTTTGAAAGCTCCTTTGGGCGGTAAGATTATAACGAAACAAGTTCAAAAGAACGGAGCTGGATTGTACGTTACTATTCAACATCAGGTTGAGATGGGCGTTTATATCTATATTCTGTTAATGCACCTTCATTCCGTTGATAGTCATATCTACGTGGGTTATCAGATAGCCGAAGGAGAACGAATTGGAACCACGGGAGGAGCGAAAGGAGACCCAAATGCAGGTCATTCCACTGGCCCACACTTACACTTGGAAGTCCGAAAGGGAGGAAATTCAAGCGGTAATGCTGTTGACCCTAAATATTGGTTTTTAGCGAAGGAACGTTTGGTATCAAAAAAGACTGGAAAGATACTTAATTATGGAGACCCATCTTGGTTAAGTTTCCCTGATAGTGAAATCAAAACTCAAACAGCTTACAAGTATTCAGCTCATTCTGATATAACCGTTCCCGATGCTACAGAATATACTCCGAAGAAACAACCAAGACAGAATACAGTAGCAAAAGAAAGGTTAGCACCTGGTGTATGGCAAATAACAAAACTTTTGGTTGATAGTTCGGTTGCTGATAAGCAAGTTCTTGATTCAGGAATTTCAACCCAGCAAGGCTCTTTATTGAATTTCTTCCGAAAGGTATGTCAGGAGCCATTGGTGGAGTTTATGGGAGATACATTTGGTAACCAATATTATTGGATTGTTCGTAAACCGCCATTTGATAAGGAGAGTTTCACAAAGATGATTGACCTTACTTTGATAACTCTTGATGAAGCGGATATATTAACAACCGACCTAACTTGGAATAATCAAGGAATATACTCATGGTTCCAATATGTACCTTATGCCGACTTGCTTGGTATTCGAGAAGCTAACTTGTTTATGCCTGCGGTGTTCTTCCCAGAGTTTGCCGCTGTTTGGGGAAGCAGACCGCTTTGCGTAGAAAGTAATTATTTCAACTTTGCTTTCTCTGGACGTTTCAACTCTGATAAATCGGAAAACTCTCAAAACGGTGATAGAATTATACGCAACGCTGTACGTGATTTTAAGTTTCTTGTTGAAAGTAATGCTTACAATGCATTCACCCGAAGAGGAACAATAACACTGATTGGAGATAGACGCATCAAAAGAGGTACGGTCATAATGCTTCCGACTTCGGGTGAGATATTCTACGTGGACGCTGTTACGAATACATATGACGTGACAACGCAAGGTGTGAGCAGAATGACTACCTTACAAGTATCCAAGGGAATGTACCCTGCTTATATATACGGCAAAGAGATAGGATTGAAGAAATTCAGTTACTTTGATATCATAGACTTCGGAGAAGATTTTGATATTGAAAAGATAACTGCTGATAATTGGAAGGACTATATTTCAAAGTGGAAAGTGAATGTCGACAATTTCGGCTTCTTTATGTCTAAGCAACAATTATATTGGGAGAACATCAATAAGTATCGTATGATGGCAACTGGTAATAATTCATTTGAAGTAACTATTACCAAAGAAGCTACTGTAACAGGCAAAAAGAAATAGTTATGGAAGAAGATGTAATTGGCATAAGAAATTTGGACACTGGTATCGGTTCAGCTGGGGTAGGCTTCGTTGTCGTACCTTCGGAGGTTGACCGAGTTCAATATATAAATGATTGCTACCGCACTAACACCCTGACGATAAACGGAGGGAAGGGATATGGATATTTCAGTGGCGTACATGCTGATATAAACGTAATGCAGTGCATAAAGTTCCCGACCGATGAAGAGAATAGAGGAACACCAGTGGTATGGGTTAAAGATGCTGTGTCTCAACTTCCTGTTATCGTAGCAGCATTGAGACGGCAAGGTGAATACTATTCTTTGGATGAAAATCAATACAGATTAAAACGAGGAACGGAAACAAGAAATGTTGAGATATTTGTTGACGGCACTACGGCTGGTTTGGACATAACAGTATTGGGAGACAAGGATGAGCCTGCTAATATTGATATCAAGTTAAGCTCCGAGAACGCTGATTCAGTCTTGAACGTTTCTTGCGATAACGAGATAAACATCATTGGTAATAAATCGGTAAATGTAGTCACAAATCAGAAGGCTACTTTGAAGGTCAAGGAGAAGGGCGAAGAAAAAATGTCTTTGTCGTATGAGCTTGGTAAGGGTTTGAATTACAAAGATGAATTTGAAAATGAGGTAGTTGCTAAGGACGGAGAAGTTGATATCATTAGCAAGAAGATAAACCACAATAGCGGTAAAGAGCCGATGGTGTTAGGTAATACGTTGGCGGACTTATTGGACGAGATGTTGAAAGCTATTCAAGCAATAACCGTTATTTCTCCAGTAGGAGCTACTTCAACGCCTGTGAATGCAGCTTCTTTTGCTGCTATACAAGCGAAGTTAGATACAATCAAAAGTAAAATTTCTAATTTGGAATAATTATGCCTATCAATACAGAAGGTTTGAGAACTACACTCAAACAAAAAATAAAAGAAGCTCTGGACGCTCCGATAAGTAACGAGTCAGATTCAGAGAAAGTAAAACAAGATTTTGCTGATTCAATAGCGAATGCTGTAGCAGATGGCGTGGACGCTTGGATTAAAACAGCAACGGTAACTGTTCAACCAGGCATACCAGTAACAACTTCCACTGGAGCTGGAACGACAACTGGGCCAGGCACTGGGACTATATCATAATGAGCAGTTATAAAGTTGATAAAATATATATAAAGTTATGGCATTTTTGAATCAAGCTGGTAGAATAGCAGGAAGTACAGTCAATAGCGTAGTTGAGAACGCAAGAGGAGCGTTGGTGACTATCGGAAAGGCTGCACTTCATACGCTTGCACCCGACAACTTTGAATACTATATGTGTTCATTGGAGTTGTTAGATAGCTCTGGAAATACCAAGGGTTTTATGTCCTTCGTTGTTATGCCTAATAACATATTGGAGAATAAGACTCAAATTGCTACCATAACTAAAACCAACAAAGGAGTTTCAACGCTGTTCAATAGCACCTTCGTTCCGAGAGATATTTCAATTCAAGGTACGTTTGGAAGAAAGTTCAGATTGTTATTGGGAATGAAGGAAACGGAGAATGTATCAACAATTCCGTTCTTCGGAGGCAATATGGGTTTTAGCGTTTTGGATAGCGATGTCTTGATAAAGACTGGTTATGGACTGACGAAGATGTTGAAGAATATGGTTGAGGCTTCTACTAAGTTAGATGACCAAGGCAATCCTTGTATCTTGATATTCAACAATTATGCTTTGAATACTCATTATGTTGTAGAAGTAATGCAAGACTCATATTCACAGAGTATCGAAAACAACATGCTTTGGTATTACTCTTTGGAGATGAAGGCGGTTGCTCCTGCATCTGCTGTTAAAAGTCAAAAGGAGCAAAATGCTAAGTTTCTAACAACAGTTGCTTCGGGAGCTATTGCTAAGGGAATAGGCAATATTTTGAAGGATGTTTCACGTGCTACCTTCGGAGCGTTAAATATTGGTATATAATGGAATCAATAGTATTAGAATTTGAACAAGTCACAAAATATCCGCTTATCCAGTTCTTGGCTAAGTATCGGAGTTTCATGCTCAATTCCTATCCTGAAATAAACCGATATTTTTCAGGACAAACGGAGGGGGTTGATAACTCACATTTGATATTACTTCGGGAGCTTACTTCAGAATGTAAGGACGTTATGGCTCAGTTCAAGAACTTCGCAAATAAGTTCGCTACTTGTGGATATTGGGAGCTGATGGACTATTTGGAAGATTTGAACACAACGATTGAGAAAATCAATAAACTTCCGAAGTTCCGCAGAACTTCTATAACAAAGAGAGGTTATCAACCTTTCATTCAAGTTGCTTCGTCAGTAGGAGGTTACAGAACAGTAGAAGATGTAGCAAACTCCGTTAAACAAATCAACCAAGATAATTCAAACTGGATTGACTTGATGTTGAGTAACGATATGAACGAAGGAGATTGGGAGATTGATAAACTCACTCCAATGAACGTTCTTGTAAACAATCAAGTAGATGTCGTTGTAACCACGATACTTGACCAGCCTATCGGTAAACGGATATATGGAAAGGATATTGCGAGAAAGATTACATTTCAATCCAATGATTTGGTTATCGTAGAGTTCCAAGCCAACGTAGAACAAAAATGCGATATTCTGTTGGAGCTCAATCGGGGGGATGTTCCCGAAAATATGTTGTTTGGTAAAAACTCTAAACTAATCACTGGAGTTAATACCAAAACATTCGCCTATCCTGAATTGGTATCGGATATTCAGAACAACTTCCTACAGAATGATTTGTTTGAGTATGCCGTCATCACTGACTTTGCTTACGATAATGGAAGTATGACGATAACGGTTGAGATAAAAACAAAGTATGATTATAAAACTGAGAAAAAAATAGTGATATGATTACAAAGATAACGCCTGTTAATGAGCTCAAGCTCATGTTCTTGGAAATACTCCTGAACAAAACAGATAAGATTAACGACATTGGAGCTGAATCAGTTTTGAATGGTATTGCCTTCGGTTGCGCTAAGGTAGGTCAGAAATGCCTTGTAAACCAAGCTATCGTGGAAGGTCATATCTTTCCTGATACGGCTTATGGAGTTTACTTGGATGAACTTGCTGCTATTCGTGGCGTTTCTCCGAGATTTGGTGCGGCAGCAAGTTCTACTTATGTACGACTTATTGCTGATGAGGGAACAACTTATTTGAAAGACGTTCATACATTCACCAGTACTTCGGGAATAACATTCTCATTGGAAGAGGACGTTGTAATTGGTGTGAATGGATATGCTTATGCGAAGGTACGTTGCGACCAAGAGGGACTTGATACCAACGTTGACCCTTTGTCTATCAATAAAGTCAATCCGATACCGACTGGTCATTTGACTTGTACCAATGAATATCGAGCGACTGGTGGACGAGATGAGGAAGATGATGATTTGTTTCGTCAGAGAATTAAGGACAGTATCAATCAGTTAGCAAGAACAACTCTATCTTACTTGGAGCAAGTGTTTATGAAAATCAATAACAACGTATTGAGACTTCATAAAGGCGGCATTGATACTGATGGACGATTGAATTTGATTGTTGTATCGGTAAACGGACAAGACTTTACAGATGACGAGTTCAACGAAATATTGAGCCGTTCGGAGGAGTATTTGTCACTGTCGGAGCTTCTAAGGAGTTCAACCGATTATGCGTTGAAACTAAACAACGTTGATTGGCTGCCTGTCGATGTTGAGTTCCGAGTAGATATTGACCCTGCTTATGACCAAGACCGAGTGCGAAGGGAAATACAAATTCAGATGTCGAAGTTGTTTGACTATCGTTTTTGGGAGTACGGTGATAAGGTTGAGTGGGAAAACTTATTGTTTGCTGCTAAGAATGTAGATGGAGTTCGATACGTGCCTGATACGCACTTTTATCCTCACGCTGATATAAACGTACCGAAATACCGACTTCCACGTGTAAGAGGGTTTGTAATGCGTGACCTTGATGGTAATATCATAGAAGACAACGGAGGAGTATTGGCTGAGGTTTATTATCCGAACGAAATTGATACTTCATTCCAGTCATCTGTATTAACAACTATCTGATATGAGAACACAAGTAAGCGTAAAGACTATAACAGAGGTTGAGCCATCAAGTGGTTTATTCTTAATCAATTGTTTTTCGGATATGAATGACGATGGCTCAACCACTCCTTCTATATATAAATCTCAAGTATTGGAGAAACCTATGATTGTTGATAATACTTCTGGGAAAGAAGGTGAGCTGCTACTGTCTCACAGTGGAAATACTGTTGGTAACATAAATATCGATGGAGAGTTGGTAATTGAGCCCGAAGGAGACGATGCTAACAAGTATGAAAAAGAACAAGAAAACTTGACGTATAATGAAGGATAATTTATTGAATGCAATTGGGGACGTGCTACTGATAGATGTAACGCCTCAAATAACAGGGAAAGTTCATTTGACTGACTTTTCCGATGTTGTTGAAGGAGTTACCGATACACGCACCGTTCATAAGGAGTTCCGAATTTCACCTGATGGAGTTTTTTGGAACGATTGGCAAGAGCTAACGTCATCAAACCTTTCTTCGGATGATTATATTGTTGATAGTTCTTTGACTATTCAATTAAGATATACAAGGACTGGTTCTGATAGTACGGGAGTTATTGAGTTCAAAAGCATTGACTTTATGGGCTCACGAGAGGCAATTCAATTTGTCGCTCCTACTATCAGTTCCAGTATTTTTGCTAACATAATTGGTACGCCAGAGATGAAGGCTTTGGAAGAAAACATATTCAAAAAGTTGTATTATCGTGGTATCGTACCAAATTATATTCCGAGAGCCGAAAACTCTGACGAGAAGGAAGACAAAGACTATATTGACTTGTTCTTTTCGGTTGCGAGGTTTTACAGTATGTTCATTCGTTTCTTCAAGAGGTTTGAAAACTTCCAAGACGATTTTGACCTCATGAGAGAGCAAGTGAGACAATATGGAATATACTTCGATGAAGCAAACATTACTCTTGAAGACCTTCAATATTTGGCTCAAAATCTTTATGACCAAATACGTCAAAGAGGAACGGAGATGATATTCAAGCGTAAAGGTTATTTGCTGCCTAACGGAGAGACTTTACAGATTGACGGAGAGTTTATCAGATTGGTAAGGAGCAAGGTCAGCGATGAGCTTTTATACGAAAATATACCATTGGAGAAAGTAGGTTGGTGTATGAGACAATGTTCTCCGATGTATCGGGGGACAGGTATGTCGAAATATCTGAATAAAACCAAGGAACTATCGGAGGACTTTGAAGACCTTTCGGACTTTGTTTTATCACGTACAGGCAATTCAAGTTATTCTATTAGAGAATATGATGGCAAGAAGATATTAGACTTGAAAGCTCAAAGCTACGGTAAAACTGGATTGGGGAGACAAAGCGAAGACACAGATGTTTCTGACAATATATATGTAGTAGATTCAAGACTTGATTATGAAATAACATTTGCTTTCCAAGTTATCGGAAATTCTAAACAAGACGCCACTTTGATATTTGGAGTTGAGGGTTTTGATTCTTTGAAAAATAAACTTGATGATGCTTTTATAACTCCGAACGGTTTTTCAGTATCAGATACTTTCTTTGAAATTAAAACAATCAATAAGAAAAATTCTGTTTGGTATTACGTCAGAGGTATAATACATGCTTATTCTACGGCAAATGTTGAAAGCAGTCCTACGAACATAGGAGAAGGAACGAATTTGTATTTCAACAATTCATTTGTAAAATACATTCTTCCTAAAATTCAAATAACGAGCTCATCTGTATCGGAAATTGGTATATGGAATTACAAAATTCGACCACTGGTAAGAGGAACGAATATATTGCCTTTGAAAGACGGCACTACCAACTCTCATAGTTTAGGTTTCATCCAAAGTTCACGCATATTTTATTCCTACGTCAGAAATAATAACAATAGCCAATCGCAGGATGAAATTACAGATATTATAGAGAAGTATTTGTTACCATTCAATATGACGGATATATTTGTATTCATGAGTAATTATTAAAAAACTAAGATAATATGTCAAGATTAAAATTCAGCGAAAACTTGTTTTTGGAGGTCAATGAACTTCAAAGATTAGTTAAGTTTTTAGCCGATGACGGGTATAAACTGGCAATCAAGTCTATGTCAAAATCATTTGGAATAGTAGAGAATTCAGGAAATACTTATTTCAAAGTAACCGCCAAGGCTGGAACTGCTAATACCGTCATCATCAACCCTGGAATTGCCTTCACTACGGATGTTGATGCAATTGTAATGGAAAATGCTGTAGAGATGCAAATTCTTAACACTGGCATTAACCGTTGGCTGGTGCTTTCTCGTGACGTTAAGAATATCGAAACAGGAACTGTTACCATTAACACTGACGGTTCATTATCGGGCATTGGAACGGAGTTTACAAAAGTCCTACGAGGACAGCCCAACTTCCCTACTAAGGTAAAGTTTGGGTCAACTCTAAATTCAGGTGAATACGAAGTCGTGAGTGTAGCCTCCGATACTTCTGCTATTCTTGCTGGTTCGTTCGTGAACGAAAACAATTTGAAATACTCCGTGATAGGAACATTCACACCAGGATTTCAACCGCTTGCTGATAACAAAATGATATACGAGTACGATTCATACAATATCCGTATCGTTGATTCAGCAGACAAACCTTCTCTTTCAGCCAATGAATTTATCATTGCTGGAATATCGTTTGATGACTCAGGAGGAATGAGCATTTCTGATGAGCGTATCTATTCAATGTTCAATAATCCTTATGTTCAACAAGGTAGTAGTTCAGATGCTGCTTCAAAAAATCCATTAGCAAGTCTTTTGAGCGTTGCAGCTATCGGAGGTATAAATGCTGTTAACACTGTATCAGTTGATTTAGAATTGGTGGTTGAACACGGATATACGATAACGAAGTTTGAGTTGGTAACAACTTCTACTTCTAACTCATTCAATATCCTTTCGGGGTCAAGTAACTATCTTGGTACTGGCAATATTCCTGACGGACTATTTAACGGTTGGTTATTGGTAAACAGAGCTAATATGAAATATGCTAAAATTGATAGCAATTCAAATAAGTCTTTGTTTATATCAAATTTAGACACTTCAATGATTTTAGATAATAACAATGATTTCATTGTAGTGCCTAATTTCTTGGAAATGGAATATGAGGTTAAGTTATCTTCCAATGTTAATTTGCCTTCTAAACCATTCTACTTCCGAGCTTCTATATGGAATGTGACGGAAAGAATGAGAGTTTATGCCTTTTTCCCTTCAGTGTCGGGAACATTCACAGATGAGATAACAATTTCCATAGGTTATCGAATGTTGGATAATAGCGGTAAACAATTTCCATTTGGAAGTCTTGCCATAGCGCAATTTACAAACATTGATGGACAGTCTGAAACTTTATCAGGTAGTTCATTTGTTGTAAATCTTGCTAATATTGAACCTCAAGCTAAACAACGCAATTACTCTTAAAGTTATGATGATATATTTAACAGGGGCAACAAGCTCATTAGCAAAATCTCAAGACAATCCTCAAACGGATGCTGCTTTGAGTTTGGGAGGATATATTTCTTCCACCCCAGTTCCAAATGCGGCAATAAACGCTTTGTTCGACATTATTTCTTCTTACACTTTGGACAAAAAACCGAAGGAAACTATTGCTATTGGACTCATAAATCAATTTGAAGACAAGGTAGCAACAGATGTTGAGATAAAGATAATAACCGATGAAAATCATGAAGCATTATTCAAATTAGCTGCTGTTGCTGTAAGTACGGATAACTATATGATGGAACAAATTGCTAATCGTTATCAGGAACCAATGCTTGCTGAATTTCATGACGCTTCTTTTTACCGAGCTGCGGTTGATTTAGAAATTAAGCAATATGCTTCAGCAGGTGAGGAAATTGCTCTGTATCCTTTTAACGTATCTTTCGAGGTAAGGGAAACAGGAATTGAAGGTACTTGGTTAGCCTTTGAAGAGGCATTTAGCAATGATGAAACTTATACTGTGAAGAGAATATCCGAAACGATATTCAGGATTGAGAGACGTGACGAAACGGTGCTGGAAACTCCGTTAGAATGCTCTTACATTGCCACCGAAGGTTTTACGGCTAATTTTTTAGGTCAGTTAAAAAATAAAGCAGACAATTCTTTGTACGTTAAAGACGCACTTCAGCCCAAAGAAGCAGTGGGTTTTTGGATACAAAGAATAATTAAAAAAAATCGTTATCCCACAAACGAGGAGCTGATAAAAGAGTATAAAGATAAATTTGTACGTGAAACTGTAGAGGGGGTTGAGGTAGTTATCAGTTATAATTTAGTTGATGTTAAGAACTATCAAGAAACTGATTACAACGAAGATTATTCGTAACTTTTTATAATTTACAATATGGCAGGATATGATGACACCTATCAGATGATTATTTCCACTTTAATGGGGCGACCTGTTGGAACGGAAATTCAGCCTGATAGTCAGCAAGCATATGAAATAAATATGCTTAACTACATTAGGAGTTTGGAACTTATTGCGAATGGGCCATTGATTGGTATTGCCGAAGCTAATACTCAGCCAATCCAACCGAATGACGCAAGAGCTTGTTATATAGCAGGTGTCGCTCAAGACAGAACTGTTACGTTCCAGAACTTCCGAAACTATTTGGGTCAACCGATTCAGATAACAAATGGGCAAATGGAAGCGTGTTTAGTTATCCTTATTTGGGATACGCAATATTGGTCAGCAACGCAAGTTCCTACTAATATAATCAGTGCGGCAGAACAGGCAAACTTCTATTACAGTTACAACATACGAAAAACGTATGCATCAATCTCAGCAATGAACGCTGATAGTACCAATCCGATTGGAACAGATGGTAAATATATTAACGTTGGAGATTTAGTTTCCGTAGTTAATACCAGTAATACAGATGAGAATGGTTTTTATAGCCGTATCGAAGATGGTTGGCAATTTCAATCTGGTTTTAATTTTTCGGTTGTTGAAGGACTTGGTAAAAGTGTAAATGATGTAATGTCTCAATTTTCAACAACTAAAAATTTCTTGTTAGATAGAAATATAATTTTAGTAGAGGGTAAAAGTATAACAGACAAAGAAATGTCCGTATTATCCCGCATAAAACTTTTACGAATAGAAACAAAAAATCCTAATTTGTATGACTTAAAATTTCATATATCTTCCGTTATAAAAAATTCACCTGATTACGGAACGAGATTTGGTCTTTCAACAAATAATGGAATAAATTTTTGGTGTAATTACGAAAATTCTTTTGATGGAAATATCCATAAATATTCTATGAATATAAATGGATATGAATATATAATGTATTTTCAAGTTGACGGTTCAGATTTACAAGATGGGGTGTTAATATCCATCAATCCTTTTGAAAATGCTAAATTCATAATCGAAGACAAGGGAATTACCAATGTAGAGCCAGACATTGAAGCCGCTGTTGAAGCCGCTGTTGAAGCCGCTGTTGAAGCCGCTGATATCAATGCTAAGAAGCTGATAAATCTTTATGCAGATTGGTTTGATTATCAAAATTCAATTGGTATAAACACAACCATTGAAACTCTATTTAAGAATTTGGGCACTTTGATATTTGATAGGTTTGTGGGGCTTAATTTAGGTATTTTTTCATTCGTTAAAGGAAGTGCTACCTATGGAAATAGAATAGGTTTTGCTTGGTTAAAAGAAGGCGTTTGGACAAGAGGCTCTATTTTGACAAATGTGGACTTCAGTAAAACCTTTGAATATACTATTGACGGAAATATTTATAAGATATTTATTGATGTTACTAATGTTCCTGACAGAGATTTCGCTTACATATCAGATAGTGGCACTGCTGAAGTAAAAATTAAAATAAACAATAGATATTCTTTACAAACAGACATTGAAGCCTTACAAACAGACATTGAAGCCTTACAAACAGACATTGAAGCCTTACAAACAGACATTGA